TCGTAACCGGGCGCAACTCCGCCCGCGTGTTGACCGCCTGCTACGCTTCTGGCGGCTCCGGCTCCAGTTTGCTCACCACCCGCTCCCGACGCAACCGCTCCGCCAACGCTACCACCTGCGCCTCCGCTAGAGCGCCCGCTTCTGGCGCCATAGTAGATGCTCACTCTCTCAGGTCACTGCAAGTGTACCGGCCCTGGCGTGGCAGCATTGTCTGCGAATACTTGCAGTTGTTGGTTCACGTCCGCCGTAATCGCCGCGAACGCATACTGCTCGGCCGGCGTCACCGGCACCCTCGCCAGTAGCGACCACAACACATTCACCTGTTCACTCGTCAGTGTTACTGTCTGCACTTTCCTGTTCCTCCTACGTGCTCGCCACCAGTTTGTAGGTCACGCCGCCGATGGTGATTGTAACATATCCCGTTGCTGTCGGGGCCCCTGCCGTGTACCCCCCGAGTGTCCAGGCGTAGGTGCCGCCAGTGCTCAATGCCGACGCCCGAAACTCGTCTGCGGCGCTACCCCAGACGTTCGCCGCAATCCAGGCCACGGATACATCCTCGCTGCCGTCCGTGCCGAGGACCAGAGCGTTCTTGAACAAGCTCATGTTGCCGCTACTGCGGAAAGCGGCGGCGTCCTTGGCCGTCCCGGCGGCGCGTGGCTTGATGTAGAAGTCGCCGGTGTTGTCCGCCCCCGCTCGCTTCGCGCCGATCTCGGCGATGATGTTGCTGACGCCCGCTGAGTCCTGGATTGAGAAAGACGCCAATACTCCGCAGCCGTCTGTCATGTCTGCCGTCGTCTTCTGCCGGACATCGAGTGCCGTGATGAAGGAGTTTGCCTGGGTGCCCGAGCGCTCTGACCGCAGGGGCGGAAAACTGGACGTGCTCACAATCGTTTGCAGCGCTACGTCGAACCCTGTGGTCGGCACCTGCCCGATTCCGACCTTGCCGTCGGGCAGGATTTGCATCCGCGTGGCATAGGAGGTGGTGCCAGTCTGGAACTGAATACGCATTGGCACGGTGTTTGAGGAGACCGCGCCATAAACGTCCATGAGAATGCGAGCGCGAGCACGGTAGCCGGTGCCATCGTGTCCAGCCGCCCGGATGATGAACGTCTCATCGCCATCGGCCAGGGCGGTCGGTGAAACACTCGTTCCCCGGCACCTATTGAGCAGTATCTCGCCCTTCGCGGGGGCATCATCAGACGCTACGTTGAGCGTTATCGTTCCCGCCCCAGTGTTTGTGATCGTGATCGCCGAGAGTGTGGGGTTGGTTGCCAGCACGACTGACCCGGACCCCGTGGTGCCCAGTTCGGCCACTGCCCCCGCTGCCGTCGCCCCCAGGACGCAGGCCCCGGCTACCGTCAGCCCGCTCGCCGTCACCAACTGCGCTGGCATCGCGTGCTTGTGGTCTCTACGCGCCGCGACCTCCGCAGTGCCAACCGCCGCCGCGTCGCCCAATGCCTGCGTCACCGGCACCGTCGCGTCGAAGAGCGCCTTGTACCCCGGCTCCGTGTCGCCATTCGCGGCACCCATGTAGTTGCGATGCGTCGCCGCCGGGGCAGTGATAGCGAGCCTCGCCCACTTGGGCGTTGCTCCCTGGGCGGTCACGAGGTCCCCACGCGCCGGGGAAGCGGTCGTTGTGTCCGGGTGCCCGGCAGAGAGCAGGTTGTGCGTCGGCAGCGCGGTCAGTACATCGGCGGCGGCGACCCCGCTGTCCGCGAGAACCTTACCCGTGGTGTCTGCGTAGAAGGGCAAGTTGCCCGCGACCGCACCCTCCGGCCCGGTCACGTCACCCTTCCCGTCAATCGCGACCTCCAACTCCACCTTCGTCGCCGCGTCAAACACGTTCGACGCCCGTTCCCCAGCTACGTGGTCATAGGCCAGCGTCCCCGCCAACGTCAGCACATCCCCGGTTACGTCAGTAACCGTGTGAATCTCAGTGTGGGCGTCCTCGCCCGGCTCAGTAGCGGTCCCCCTGTTCCACAACTCCAGCCGGAAGGACGGGTGCCCCGCGTCTATGGTCGGGTACACCGCACCGTCCACCACCGTCAGCGAGGACGCACCAGCGGAGGCCGGAGAAGCGAGTGTGCTATAGGCGTTGTTTGCGGCTCCGTAGTAGGCCATTGTGCGTCCTTAGTCAGTCGGTTGCGGACATTCCTGCTGCCCCGGTGTGGTCTCGAACTGCCATGCGCCATTCTCGCCAATGACACCCCACAGGGCGCGCGTCGGCTCGTCGCGGCGCAGCCAACGGTAGCGGCGCGAACCAATGAATTCTCCCGCAATGGATAGTTCTCCGACCAGCAACTCGCCACAGGTCAGCGGGAACCCGTTCGCGTCCACTGCCATGAAGCGTGTCGGCAGGTTCACCTGCGCCCAGACAATCATCAGGCCTTCACGCAGACACAGTGCTTCCAACTCGCGCCACGGCGAGTGGTCCTCGACGTGCAGCAGGTCGTCATGTTCAGACCACCTACGCCCGTCACTGGTCGCGGCCTGCCAGCTATCCCGCTCACACAACCGTAACACTCGCCTTCAGCGTAGCGGTCTTCGCACCGTTGCTGGTCGGGGACACGCTCAGGGCCACGTAGCGGTTGTGCGTCGCCGCGCTGCCACCCGCCCCGAGGTCGAGGGCCGCTGCGCTGCCGCCAATGTTGGACCACGCAGCCTCGCCCTGCTTCATACCGTACACCGTCAGGCCAGCCGGGGCGTCCGCTTCCGTGGCCCCATAGGCGAAGAACGAGAACGCCGTCACCTCGGCGTTCGGCGAACACGAGGCAAGCAGATTGAGACACTGCGCGGTGGTGATGGTCGTCACGTCCGCGCTGCCGCCGCCATTGATGCTCACGGTGCTGTCAGTCAGGTACTTCAAGTTGGCCGGGTGCGCCGTGGTGCAGAGTTCCTCGTTGCTGGAGTTGATGATGTGGTGACCGTCGTTGTAGGTACCCGCCGGGATTGCGCCGAGCGCCCCGTAGGTGAAGGCCCCGGCCTTCTGGTAGTACAGTTTGTCGGTCGCGCCAATCTCGGTCAGCGCGGGACCGGCACCGGCGTCGTAGACCGTCTTGAAGGTCAGTGTGTTTGCCATGAGTGTGTCTCCTTAGGCGACCGGATCAGGGGCGAGGTCCCGCGCAGCCTGGACCACGAAGCTGTCCTCAAACCACGGGGTATGACCAGTGGACATCAGGTAACGAAAGGTCGCGTAGTACTGCGTGTCCGGCGCGTACCCATTATCGTCAGTGAAGGTCTCGGTGTAGTACACCTGCTTGAGGGCATTATCCACCGTGCAGGCGACGCTATCCCGCAGGACCGTACCTTCGGCGTCGGTCACGGTCAGTGTAGCGCTGGTAATGGTGAAGGCGCGTCCGAAATTCTCGGACACCACGCCAATGAGGTCTTCGGTGCTGCCATATCCGGGGTTGATGAGTGCCATGTCAGAAGGCCTCCTGCGCGAAGCGTCCGGGCGCGGGGGTTGCGACGTAGCGCCCCGGCAGCGTTCGGCATGTAAAAGTGTAAGTCTCCATTGTAGAGGGGTCAAGCACAACTGAAGACAGGCCGAAGCGTCCCGGCTCCGCAACTGGCGTGTAGCGCCCCGGAAGCGTGTCGCACAGGTAGCCCACGGCACCCTCTGCCGTAGTGTCTCCGAGCCGCGACTGTTCGTTGAAGCGCCCCGGTTGCGAACCTAAACCATAGCGCCCCCGCGTGGCCGAAAGCGTGTAACGCGGGCGACTGTGCGGGTCCCAACGGTGTTGTGGTGCCCATCCCCAGATACAGACCGTCGTGGTCTTAGTCGGCGTGGCGGAACCCCAAGCAGCAAGTTCCCGCATGGCGGCAACCGTGGCGTTCGCGTAGATCGTGGCGGCGCGCCGGGCTTCGTCCACCTCGGAACCGTGAACAACTGCGGCGCGGTTGGCGTCTGTGGTGTCCGCACCAGAGAGCGCCACGCCCCGCGTTGCGTAATCTACCTCCGAACCATAGACCGCGACCGACCGCGAAGCCGCTTGCAGCGCCGCACCCCACGCGGCCATAGTCCGCAGGGCGTTGACGGTCTCTACTACACCGCCCCACACTGCCATGCCACGAGAAGCGCCTACCGAGGCCGTACCGTATAAGGTGAGCAACCGGCTTGCCTGCGTGGTCTCCGCGCCCCACAGCGAAACGTCGCGCAACGCAGAGGCGGCGGCGAGTCCATAGACTACTGCCGCCAGCTGCACCACCGTGGAAGCCGCGCCAAAGAGCGCCGCGTCGCGTTCGGAGGCCACACCAGCGGACCCGCTGGCCACTGCGGCGCGGGTCGCGTCAGTGCCGTCCTGGGCAAAGACAGAAACCCCACGTTCGGCGTTCGCGGCATCACTGGACCAGAGAGCCAGCAAGCGCGTTGCGGCTTCTACAGCAGAACCAGACAGCAGCAGGGCGCGTTCCGTCAACAATGCCTCAGAGCCACTAATATTGGTCTCGCGAAGCGCCGCTACTGTAGCGGAAGCATAGGTCAACGCAGAGCGACCAGCGGACACATCTTCCGCACCTAATGTCTCCAGGGCGAGTTTGGCCGCCACTGTCTCCGAACCGCTGGTCTCGGCCCCGCGCAGGGCACTCTCCAAGTCCGAAGCGTAGACCAGCAACTCACGGGTGCCCGTTGCATCCGCTGCGCCAAAGGTAGCCATAGATCGCATGGCAGAGACCAACTCGGAGCCATACACTGCCAAGCCACGGATCCCGGTGACCGTCCCCGAAGCGAAGACGGCCAACTGCCGCGTCGCCGTGACGGCAACGCGCGCAAAGCGCCGGTCTCCTGCGTACAAGCCTCCGTAGCTACCGTACATGGTTACTCCGTCTTAGTGGCCGTGAAGCGCAGGCCGTGCATCCCCAAGGGAATGACCTCCGCCGCAAAGCCTGCCCGCGCCAAGCGTTCCTCCAACATTGGGCGCGTGAAAATCTGCTGGTGGCCCCACCCGTGGGCCATGTTCTGCAAGGCGTTGGCAGCGCGGTCCTTGTATGGTCCGCTGGTCGCCCACTCCGGTTCCCACTCCCAGCCTGCGCCGATCTGGTAGTAGTTCCAGATGCGCTCGAAGTCCGGAACCCCGCCGACCATCTGCGCGCCCGGTTCCAACACCCGCAGCGCCTCGGCGAGGAAGTGCGTCAACTCCGTGTGGTCGAAGTGTTCGAGCATGTTGTCGGCGATTATCTTCCGTACACTGGCATCCGGCCAGGGCCACTGCTGCGCGAGGTCGGCTTGCAGGAATTCGACGCCCGGCGCAGGCTCGGTCGGCAAGCCTTGCAGCCGCGCCGCGTGGGCCAACTCCGTTATGCCATCGCGATCAACGTTCAGATAGCCATGCATCCAGAGCGGCCCGCAGCCGAGGTTCAGTTTCATAGGAGCGCCAGCGCCCCGGTCCCGTCTTGGTTGCGTTCGTCTTCCTCCAGCACATCCCGCCAACGCGCCATGAAGCGGTCGCGCACCGCCGCCCACCGTTGCTGCTGGACACCCTCTTTGCTGCCGCACCAACTCTGCGCGTCGTGGGTCACCTGCACCTCCGGCGAGTAGCGCACCGCATACCCCGCCAGACGTGCCTGAATGCAGAAGTCGCTGTCCTCAAACCAACAGGGGAAATACTCGGTGTCTACCTGGCAGTGGTCCAGCAGCGACTTATGGAAGAACAACACGGCCCCGGAAGCAGCGGTCAACAGCGCGGGCGTCTTCGCCACTTTGCCCACTGGCTGCTTACCTTCGCGGAGCCGGAAGAACACGTTGGAGGTGAAGTCCGCACAGGCCCCCGCCGACTGCACAGTGCCATCCGGCCACAGCAGCAGCGGCGCGAGTATCCCGAAGCGCCCGCCGCTTTTCTTCCAGATTGCGCGGAAGTCCGCCAACCACGTCTTCTTCGTATTCTCAAAGAGCAAGTCCGCGTCCAGGCTGCAAATGAACTCGCCCCGCGTCTCCTCAAAGAGCCGTTCCCGGCTGCCGCCGATACCAAGTTGCACGTCGCTGCGGATCAGTCGCGCTTCGGGTCGCGTCGCCACTACATCCGCGATGCGCTTGGCTTCCTCGGCAGTACTCGCGTCGTCCAGCACAAGCAACTCACTGCGCGCCGGAAGCGGCAGGCCCGCCACCATGCGTTCCAGATAGTCCGCCCCGTTGCGGCAGCAGACCACCACACTGAAGTCCACCTGGGGCGAGTGCCACTTCTTTGCCCGGCGCTGCACGGTGCCGCACTCTTCCTCCACCAAGTCCACCACTGTCTGCGCGGTGCGTTCCCACGTCCACTTCTGCGCTTCCTCGATCCCCGCTGCCACGAACTTGTCCCGGTTCTCGCCGGCGGCGGCTTTCTCCATGAGACCCGCCAGCACGTCCAGGTCAAAGTAGGCCCAATCAATGCGGTGGACCTGCCCCGGTATCACACTGCGTTCCGGCTCGATCACACCCGGCGGCAGCAGGTAGCAGTTGTCTTCGTGGGCGTACTGCGAAGGTCCGTGGAAGTTCGTCACTAACGTCGGGGTTCCGCAGGCCATCGCCTCCAGGGGCGGGAGGCCGAAGCCCTCCCGGTGGTGGGTGTTGACCAGACAATCCGCCTGCCGATAGAGCGCCGCCAGTTCGTACTCGGACAGAACCCCCTCGTAGTACCCGATACAGGGCATCCCGCGCTTCGCGGCCAGGGTTGCCAACTCCTGTCGCCCGTCGCGCCCGTGGCGGTCAATGACGGCCTTGACAACCAAACACACATCCCGGCGGTCTCCGAAGGCGCGGCAGTACGCTTCGCAGGCCTCCGCGAAGCCCTTCCTTGGTTGCATGTAGCCCGCCACCAGGAACATGAAAGCCCCGCTATCGGGTTCGCTGCCCAGCCACTCAATGTCTCCCATGTGGCCGAACGCTGGCCCCTGCGGCTTGTAGATTGCCTTGTCCACACCGAGCGGCAACATGGTCGTCCGCTGCTCCGGCGCGGCAATGGCCAGCGCTTCCGCACAACCGGGGGAAATCGCCATCAGGCCCGTCACTCCCGGCGCGTTGAGCATCGCCACCACATGCTTGTCGAAGACAACTCCGTGGTCACTGGTGGCAATCAGAAAGCGCCCGCGTTCATCGGGGTAGGTGTTCGGCATATGCGCCACCCAAGCGACCGTCGCGTGGGGTTGTTCCGGCGGTGACTTCATGCACTCGGTTCGCCCCAGGTAGGAGGGACAGGAAATCTGCGTGATACCGTCCGGTGTCCAACACACCTCGGCCCCCTGCGCGTGGTACAAAGCCAGCGCGAGGTTGCGGTTGACGTGGCTGATGGAGCAGCAGTCCGTCAAGCCAAAGGAGACCCGCAGAGCCAAGTCGCTGCGACGCGGGGCCGAACTGACAGTGGGGGGAATGACGACGGGCGCGCCCCGCAGGTGCAACGGTGGGGTAGTGTTCGCTTTCCGCGACGGCTTGATGAGCATGTGTCATCTCCTGGGCGGCTACTCCACCGGCAAGGTCCCGCCGCGCAATCGGTTCTCGTTCGTATCATAGCCCGCCGGGCGCGTCCTGCGCCATGCCCAAAACGGGTAGGTCGCGGTCAGGACCACTTCCCCGTCACTGCCGGGGCCTTCAAAGGGCGGCAGGCTCTCGCCCCACACTGCGACGCTGCGCGTCGTTGTAACGACCGCATTGCCAAAAAGAGCACTGGCGCGTTCCGCTGCTACATCAGCGGCGCCCGAGGTCGCGACTGCGCGCTCCGCCGTTACGTCCGCCATGAGACACCTACCCGGTATAGAGGCCGACCATCTCGCGGCCCTTGATGATCTGTTCGCGGCTGCCCAGGTCCAGGGTCACGTTCGTCACGCGGAACTTGACCCCGTGGCAGGCCGCGTACTTGGCCCCCTCCACCACGAAGACCATGCCGGGGCGCGGGCTCTCCACGGTCTCAAAGTCAATGTGCAGTGGCATCCGCACCTCGGCCACACGCGGCCAGTTGCCCTTCCAGCGGGCCGCCTCGATGAGGCGCTGGTTGACCGCCACCCGCGAAGTCAAAGCACTGTCTTCCTCGAAGTGCGTCACCGGGAAGCCGAGGTACTGTGCCTTCGTTGACTCGCCATAGGTCAGGCTGGCGAGGTTGCGCCACTTGCCCACAATCTCGTCGGCGAAGCTGCGGTTGGTCGGCCCGTCCTCACTGTACTGGTCTTTGCCCACCACCACAAACTCGTTGGCGAACTTGTCCGGGTCCAGGGACGCAATCTCCGCCGTAAACTCCTTGCAGATGTACATGCTCTGCGGGTCCGTCGCGTACACCGGATCGTCCACGAAGCGCAGGTCAATGCCCGTGTCGGGAACGCGCACCAAGTCCGCTGCCAAGCAACCCGAGGAGAGCCACCCGTTGTCTTCGTGGGTCATCCACTCGAAGACGCCCTCGGTCTCGGTCTCCACGTTGGTCCGCTTCGTGCGGCAGTAGCGGCACCCGGTCTTCACTTGGTTGGTGTAGATGTCATACCACAAAGCCGCGTGGTGACCATACTTATCAGCCAACTCGGACATGATCTTGTTGAAGGTCTCGCCCCGATCCCAAGAAGCACGATCTTCGCTGTCGGCAATCATGCCCGCAGTGTCAAGATTTTCCAAGTCGCGTTCCGCTGCGCCGATGTTGGACAGGTCGAGCAGGAACTCCATTGCGGCGTTGCTGTCCCACCCGCGCAGGTTTAGTTCGCCGCAGGTCCACTTGGCGAGGTTCGTCAGGCCGAGCACGTCAGTCAAGTCGAACTTGCCCTCGTGGCGGTTACGCAGCGCCGAGACGATGGTGTACTGGCCGAGGTCAATCACCGCGTCCAGGTACGGCGTCTCCGGGTCGCCCTCTTCTTCCGGTGGCGTCCAGTTGCGGACCTTATAGGTGCGGCCCCCGCGCAGGCGCACGACCTGCCCCGGCTCCAGTTTATAGGTCGGAGGCAAACCCACGAAGCCGGTTGTGCTCTGGTCAACGGCGTGCCATGCAGTCTCACTCGCGGGGACGGCGGCAGGTTCGTTGCAAACCGTGGCGACGAAGTGTTGTGACTGGCCCGTATCCAACGCCGCCTCCATTGTCATGCCCCGGCGGAACAGTCCAGTGTCAGTGAAGCTATACGCCCCGCGGTCGGTCAGCGTCTGGAATTGATAGGTGGAGACCGCTTCCACAAAAGGCGTCGTGTAGGTCAGCAGCGTCTCGCTGATGCTATGTTCGGCAATGTAGGCCGCATTCGGGAACTGTCCCCGCGTCAATCCCAACCAGTAGTAGGCGTAGCCGGGGTAGGTGTCGGACTCATGCAGAGCAATGCTGACCGAGTTGTCATCTACGCCTTCCAGCGCGGAAGTGACTGTCGGCTCAACCACGGAGTCGGCCCATACCGAGGCGAATGGTTGACCGAAGACGCCCTGTGCCGTCGAGGGTTCGCAAAAGTCGCCTACTTCCCACAGGGAGCGGTAGGCCAGCGCGTCGTCAGGGAAGATGCTGAGGTCAAGGCCGAGAGTACACTGCCCCGGCCAGTTGCGGATCGTGACGCCACCAATGGGTACGACTGGTTCGCCGGTGTTCTCAACCCGGTAATAGGCGAAGTCGTCGTTGGTGAAGCCATTCTCGCTCACGCAAACGCATCCGCCGATGGTTCCGATCTGATATTCGTAACCTTCTTCGGAGGCGCGCTTGGCATCCACCTCCGCCAGGTGTCCTTCGGTCCAAGTCACAGGCCACCACTGCGGCCAGGGGTAGAAGTAGCCATCGGGCGGCTGCGAGCGAAAATCATGGTAGAGTTTGGGTGCGCCCTGTGAGGGAATGACCAACATCCAACTGTTGTCGCCCCAGACGATTGCGGTGTAGGCGGCAGTGACCTTGCCCAGCGCCGCGAGGTTGGTGATGATCTCCTGCGTCGCCTCGGAGCGGCGAATGTAGACCGAGAAGAACGGGTCGGGGCTGATGCCACCGGGGCAGCCCGGCGTAGTGGTCAGTTCGCTGACCGTCCAATCAGTCGGGGAGGTCCCGTCCCCAGTGTAGGCGACCAGTTGCGTCGCTTCCCAGCGCAGACCGTTCTTGCTGATGTCCACGGACCACATTCCGCCGTTGAGTGCAAAACTCTCCGTGAAGTCCGTCGCCGACCAACCGGGTACATACTCTTGCGTTGCCTCGACCACATGCGCGCATTGCCGCAGCAAGGGCCGCAACATGATACCCTTCAGATACTTGCGGTCCAGTGTTAGTATCTTCGGTGCCGACTGACCACCGAACTCGGGCCGCGCCCCTGCTGGGTAATGATTGCAGATGAGCTTGCCCCGCTTCGACAAGTCTCCGAGCCGGTCATAGTAGAACCACCCGGATTTTCCCGACTCCGGCGCATAGCGGCGCTGGCGCGTGGCAGCAATGCCCAACTCCAACTTCGCGGGACCAAACTCATACAGGTGGTCGGGAAGTTCCATAGTAGCGCCTTAGGTCAAGCCGTGGATTTCTTTCAGGGTCCAGGTCGCGCCGGTGTCGGCGCTGTGGTACTCGGCAATGCCCGGCGTCGCGCCCGTCTCTGTCCAGTCCTGCGTCTTCGGCGCGAAGGCGAATAGCTTCCAGTCGCCGGGCCGCGCGATGATTGCACTGCGGCCTTCGTCTGCGGGACCAACGGCGAGAAGACTTCCCTCCGGCGTCAGGTCCGCGCCGCGTGTCCGGTAGCGCTGCAACATGCACTGTCCGGTCGCGCCTCCGGTCTCCCCCTCCTGGTAGCCTGCCAACCACACGAAGCGTTGGTCCGCCGTGAGGTGAGGATACTTCAACTCCGCGACTGTCTGCAAGGACACCCAGGTCGCGCCCTGGTCGGAACTACCGTACAGGGTGACGCCCGACTCGTCCTGAAGCGCCGCGAAAAGGTTGCGGTGGGCTTCCGCCATGACCAACGCGCCGGGCACGTCGCTCACTGCGTCGCCGATCTCGACGGGGCCGCGCTTGGTGGCGTAGGCGCCGTCGTCATTGCGGGCGACGAAGTAGGCTTTGCCATCGGCGTTCTCGGTAGTATAGAGCAAGCCCAGGGCAGCGACGCCAAAGGGCGCGCTGCGGTCTCCCGTCAGTGTCGCCGCACTCGCGTAAGCGCCCGCCAGAGACCTCTGCAAGCGACAGGCTACGCCGCTGTCTTCGCCGGATACCAAGTCAATGCGCGTCCGGTCGCAGGTGAGGTTGGCATAGGCAACCCCCTCCGCGCCGGTCATCGGGTAGCGCGCGGACCACGCCGGGTCGAGTTGGCGGTTCACGAGGCGGTGACCCACCACGCTGTTCTCCGCGAGGTTGCAGTCCAGCAACAACACCTTGCCACTGACGCCATGCCAGAGAGCGTGGAGTTGCGCGATGCCGATGGACAAGTAAATGTCTTTGAGTACATACTCCCGCGTCACGAAGCCTCCAAGGCTCTGTGTCTCGGAGGTGCGGACCTCGTAGGCGTACCCCTTCTCCAACTGTGGCGACGTCCGGTAGCGCCCGGTAGCGTCGGGCTGGCAACTGCCCACGAGTTCCCATGCGCCGGTCGGGTCGCCCGCTTCATCCACGGGCTGCCTCCAAACCTTGATGCGGTAGGCGCCTGGCGTGTCGCTGCTGCCCCCGGTCAGCCGCGTCCGCGCCCAGGTCGCATCACTGCCGTGATAGGCGATCCCATGCGCCGCGCCCTGCGAAGACCACTCCAAGTGGTACGTCTGCGGGATGCACGGCAGCGGCACACCCTCGACGATCCCAACGTGTAGCGCTGCGAGCCCCTCGGAGTTCTCGCCGTCGCCGCGTTGCAGGTCCCAGTAAAAGAGGTCTCCCAGTTCGTTGGTGCCGTCGCCGATGGCTTCGCGAATCGCGTCCAAGTCGAGCGCCGAGGTGTTTACCTGTTCCTGCATGGACAGGACCGCAATGAGCCGCGATACCCCAGAAGACCGATAAAGCGGGTTGGCATAGCTCGGGTCGGTCGGCTCCGGCGCCTCTTCCTGTTCGGCCAGCCATTCCGGGTTGTACTGGACGAACTGCGTCTGTGCCAAGCCGTACTCCACGTCCTTGTTGAAGGGGCTTCCGCCGCCACCAGCGTAGGTGCCATTGTCCAGATTCAGACAGGAAACACCCTCGTAGGTAGACCCGAAGCCACACAGGGAGCGCATCCAGTTCCAGGGGTTTACTGCCTGTTGCGGTATCCAATGGGGGTAGGACGTTGCGCCGTGCGCCTCCGTATCAGCAACCAGGCGCAGGTCCTCCAACTGATAATCCCCTGCCGGCAAGCCGCTGATCGTTATGCTGTCCACATGCTGTAGGTTGACCGTATTGCTCCGTGACAAAGCGCCGAGGTCAAAGAGACACTGCTTGCCGTCACCGTCGGCCGGAGCATAGCCATAGAAGACCTTCACGCCGCTGTCATCCCGCGAGTAGTTGTCGGCGAAGTCACTATCCACACCAAAGCGATACGTCTCTCCATAGCTGGGCGGTGCGAAGCATGGATCAGCGAAGGAAAACGTCGAGTAGTGCAGGGTCAGGGTAACGCCCGACCAGTCAATGTCTTCCGGGCAGGAGGTGAACGAGACCCCAACCAGAGAGCAGTTGTCATAGTCACGCACGTCCTCGACCGGCACGGACGCGATGATTGAGTCCGGGTCATTCGCACCGGCGAAGTTGGCGCGATTGATAAGCGGCCAGTCCTCGTTGACCGCCGTTCCCGTGCCATCCCAACTCCCCATGTAGGCAAAGCGCAGGGGCTTGCGGCTGGCCAGCGCACGAGTAACGCCGCCGGTCATTGTCGGCTCCGGGTCCTCGCTCAGAGTATAGGTCCAGCCCGTCGCTGTGCCGCCCACAACCGTCAATGACAGACCACTGTTGTCTGCGTAGACAATGTGACCGCCGGGTCCGTCGCTCAGGGCGAAGGTGACTGCGTAGGTCCCGTCCGGGACCGGCTCATTGTTGTTGATGTCAATGAGCGGGATCGTGACAGTGAAGCTTCCGCTTCCGGTGGAGATGTCCATGAAGTAGGCATTATCAATGAACACGTCATGCCCGCCGAACACTATGCCCAGCCCGTAGACGGATGTGACGATCCCCTCGTAGTCCACGCTGAACGTCAGCGGTCGGCTGACTGTCTCACCCCCGGCGTAGTTGGTGATGTGACAGGACGGTTCCGGTGGCGTTGGGCCAACGGTCCAGTGTCCATTGTCAGTTTCGTCCACGGTGGTGTCGGCGAGGGCCGTCCACAGAGTAGGGCGCTCCGTCTCGCCGGGAGGAATGTCCCCCGAAACCTCCTGCCAGGTGTAGGTGAGGGCAGGTCCCCAATAGGGGTCTTCTACGTCAAGCCCGTCCTTCACGGAAGCAAGAACAACTGCCCCATAGTGATTGTCGGCGGTGGCGATTGTGTGCGGCGGGTCCTCGCCGTCGGTCAAGGTGTCGGAGAGGTTGTCCCCGATGTTGTCAAGCCATGCTTCCTCGGCGAGGCAGTAGGCCAGGCCCGCTGAACTCCACTCATACTTGCCCGTGAAGAGTTGGTTGTAGACGTTGCCGACTGCATGGTTGCTACAGGCGACGTACCAGTCGGACATAGTTCCGGGGGCGAGCATTTCCATGACTGCGGGCCCGACTTCATCGGGCCATTTTCCGACGCCCACCTCGAACCGGGGAGTTCCTGGTAGTGGCAGCCCAGCTTCTGGTCCGAACCGACCAGCATTGACCTTGTATCGTACCGGGCCACCCAGCGCCATGTTTACGGCGTAGGTTGTCTCAGCGATGGCGCTGCCGTCAATGCGGTGCAGATGGTAGTCGGAACCAGTACCGAAGAAGCGCCACATTGGCGCGCCGTGACTGACGCCGGTGCCATCTTGTCGCACCACGTCTGGTTGCGTCCAGTAGGCCCAGAAGTAGCCGTCAGCGGCCCCCCAGAAGTTGCAGTTTGCCGTGGACACAGGCACGTCCTCGGACGAGCAGGATAGGCCAGTGAGACTGATGTAGTCGGTGTTTGTGGTCTTGGCTAAATCCGCGGTGAACTGGGTTACGAAGTTGCCGGGGGTAACCTCAGTGCCCTCAGCCACGGCGTCACTGACACTCATTGACCCCAAAGTGGCGTTGACACGGCAAGCCTTGCCAGCCTCCAGATGGTGCCGGGCGTGGACGTGGCCGGGGTAACGTGGTGTGGCAACACGAGTGCTGCTGGTGATCCCGATTTCTCTGACGGGGACGCAATCCACAATGCCGAAGGACCCGGCCAAGTCCCACGAGGTATCTCCGACCCATGTTGGCATCTCGGGTACTTCAAAGGCACCGCCGACCCAACCGACCACCTTGTAGATCGTGTCCGTATCGGTGCCCGCCGCGACGGTTGCTGAGTAGAGAAAGCCCGTGGCAACAGCAGTGTAGTCTTCGGGGATGGTGTTCTTCCAGGCATCCCAAGCCGCTACCTCGTCGGCCGTCCAACTGTAAGGCGCATCATGCGGTGTCCCGACAGCACTTTTGGAGCAAACGATAGCGCATGCGCATCCAAAAGCCCGGACGGTTCCAGAAACACCTTCAGCAGGCCCTCCATCAATACCAGGAGGAGCGCCGAGCAGTAGGTCGTCCATGTTGTCGAGTCGCAACGTGAAGCCATACAGGTTCCCTGTATAGCCAGCACATTTCACCTCTGGACCCCAACTGGTGCTCATCGGCGGAAGCCCCTCTGGATACGAGACACTGTATTTGCAGCAAGCCGGCTTGCCGGAGGGCAACCGGACGATCTTCTGATGCAGCCCGTACCGGCGAACGTCGGTACGGTCCAACGCCTCCTCCGGGTGCTTCTCCACCCGGTCCTGCCACCGCAACCAGCCCAATACATAATGGTTATGCGAGGCCTTCGCGACTACGACACCACCACAGCCCGCAATCACCAGCAGCAAGAACCAGACCGTCACCCGTCGCAACACTGCCCTCGCCTCCGCCTACCACAAAATGCGAGAGCCGCCCTGCTCCAACGCCCGGTCAAGGGTGCGCGAAGTAGGCGGCTCTCAAACGTGGTTAGGGCGCAGCGCCTTGACCGGGCACCTTTAGCATACCACGCTGGAGGCTACAGTCAACCCGCTTCTTTCCCTGCATAGTCAGAAAGCCACAGGGCCGCTTTCTACGAGAAAGTAGACCCGTCTCCCATCTGCGCCTAATAAGACGGCTGAGGCGCACCAATCCGCACTGCGGTCTTCCGCTCCTGCGCCATCTTAGTCGTGTCAATCCTGATCTTCCGGCTCAGGGTCTCCGGGTCCAGCGTCAAGTTGATGTTGAGGTCCGGCGGCTTGATGCTTCCTGCCCCGCCGGGGACCATGTTGCGGGTCGTCTGCGAAACCCGATCAGGAGTGTAGCCCGGCGCACCATAGCCATAGGCGTTCTGCTCTGCCTGTTGGCGCATCCAGTTGCCTGCACCCTTCGCCACATCGGGGCCGTACTGGCGGATCGCGCCTCCTACACCAACAGCCCCATCGGCCATCTTCCAAGTCGCGGCAGTACGCTGGCCGAAGTTGCCCCAGTCCGTAGTCGCGCCCTTGAACCAGTTCTTCCAGCTATTGGCAAACTCGCCCCACCCTTCCGGCAGCTTCATTATCGAAGTAATGACCTGCTCAAGTAACTCCGCAATAGTCGCCAACCCGAGAGATACCGCGTCAAGAACCGTCGCGAGCGCCGTGAAGCCCACTATGATGCCAGCCACCCACGGGGCCAGGACCGCCAACCAGCCCACCACGCCCTCGATGCCAGCGGCAATGAAGTCAATGGCCTGCGCCGCAAAGCCCATGATATTCGGCCAAGTGTCCCGCAGCGTAGTCAACAGCCACGTCACCCAGGGGAGCAACTGCACCATAGCGTTCGTCGTCATGGTCAGGCCGTTCTGCATGAAGACCAGACCGAGGTAGACCAGTTGCATGATGGTTGGCCAGTTGGTCGCCAGGAGGTACAGCACATAGGTCAGCAGCAGCGCATAGTTCTGGAGCGCCGCGCCACCCTCGCCAGTGAGCAGGTTGCCCACGTCGGTCAGCGCGGTCAGCAGGACCGGCACTACCGTCAGCGCCAAGTTGAGCAGCACCGGGGCCACCGCGCTGAGCAGGTTGAACAGCATCGTCAGACCATTGCCCATCTTCCCCTGTATCGCCTGCCCGAGTTGGATGATGCCACTGAGGAGCGTCGTCACCAGCGGTACGAGTTTCGGCAGCCACTGGACGATCTGCAAGACGCCACCGAGGAACAGCGAGAACCACGTCACGAGGTTGCCGCCATTCGCGGACAGGAAGTTGGTGACCACATCGGCGAAGGCCCCGAAGACGCCGACCAGTTGCGGCAGGATGGTGGCAATGAAGTTCAGCGCCACCGGCAAGCCAGTGGTCAGCGCCGCGAGCAGGGACGGCAGCAACTTTGTCAGCGACCCGCCAATCAGGCCCGGCAGGGACTTGGCGAACTTGAGTAACTCCGGGGTTGCGCCTGCCACGGCGGTCCCCACCTGGGCGATGAAGCCGGGAAGCATTCCCACGAGTTCCTGAAAGTCCTTCAACAGCACCGGGCCGACCTGTTGGGCGAGGACGCTGACCACGCCCGCCACTTGCGACAAAGCCGCACCGAGCAAGCGGAAGACGCCACTGTTGAGCGCCTGCTTCTGCAAGTCGCGCAGCAAGTCGAGCAGCGCGGCAATGCCCACGTTCAGGCCACCGCGCATCGTCTCGATGTAGATGTTCTCCCACAGGTTTTTGATCTGGAGCCAAGCACCCTGGAGCGTGTTCAGTTGGTCGGCGGCGGTGCGGGCCGCGACGCCCGTCTCATTCAACTCGCCCTTCAGTTGCTTCAGCCTCTCCGCGCCGATGTTGATAAGTCCGAGAATGGCACCGCTGCCACGCGCCCGGAAGGCGTTCATTACCATCTGCGCTAAGTTGGACTGCCCCAGCGTCTCCTGCAACTGTTGTAACTTCTCGATGACCGGCAATAGCCCGCCGTTCTTGAGCGGGTTGAACTTATCAATGTCCACGTTGAAGGCAGCGAAGGCCTTCCGGGCATTCATGGTCGGCGCAACCAGCGAAATCAGCGACTGGCGCAAATAGGTGCCCGCCATGCTGCCCGTAAAGCCCATGAAGTACAGGCCTTCCAACTCTGCCGTGACTTCCTTCAACGACAGCCCTGCTTGGTGCGCCACAGGGCCGATATACTTGAAGGAGTCAGTCAGCTTCCGCATCAAGCCCGGAGACTTGTTGATCGCCTGGGTGAAGACGTCAGCGACCTGTGCCGCCTTGTCGGCGGAAAGCGCGAAGGTATTGAGCGTGGTGGACAGAAACTCGGAGGTCGGCACGAGGTCCGACAGAGTAGCTGCCGCGAGTGCCATGGCCGCTTCGGTGACCTGGGCGATGCTTTCCTTGGTGCCCCAACCGGCGGAAGCCACCTCATACAAGGCCTTGGCAAACTCAGTGGCGCTGTAGCGCGACCTGGTGGCGACGTTCTCCGCGAAGTCCATTAGCGTCTCGCGCAGCTTCAGGCCCTCGGCCCCGAAGACGCCCATGACCGCAACGGTGTTGGCAATCTCCTGCTGGAAGTCCGCGAAGCCGGCGGCGGCGTTCTTGGCGAACTGTCCCACCGCTTCCACTGACTTCTTCACGACGCCGAAGACCGCACCCGCGAAGGCCTGCAACGCGGCGACAGTCTGTCCCATGATGGTCTTCGCGAGATTCATGAAGCCATCGGCCAGCATCTGCGTGAAGCGCAGCAGACCACCGAACCAGAGCTTCGCCGCAGCCCCCACCAGTTCGATGCCAACCTTGAGTGCCTTGACCCAGAAGAGTACGCCCACGACCGCCACGGCCACTGCGCCGAGCGCGGCAATCAGACCCGTCGAGACCCCGGCCCCCGCGCGGCCCACTGCGCCGAACAGTGACTCCAGCACCATCAGTTGGCGACGCAGGCGGAAGGCTCCCGCCGCGCCGAAGATGTCAGCCAGAGCGCCAATGCCACCGGGCGCTGCCGAACCGCTGCCTCCACCACCACGGCCGCCCCCGCCTCCGCCACCACCCGTGCCTCCACCACCACCCTCAACGGTCGCCGGAATCGCAACGCGGCCCCCGGCGAAGGACACTCGTCCGATCACCAAGTCTACTGTCACTTCGGTGCGTCGCGCCATGTGTCACCTGCCCTGGGGCCGCGTCTCTGTGGTCCTGCTATTCCCAACCCGGCGGCGCTGCTTCTTCCGGCGGGTCCGTACTCTTCTTCTCGCCACTCTGGTAGCGGCCTATCGCTCGCGCAAACAGGTCGTAGACTTCCGCGCAGACTGGCTGGTGTTCCTGTAGCTGCTTGCCCTCCGGTGGATACCCGTACCGTTGGGACCAGCACTCTTCGCGAAACAGCCGCGTCAGGTCTTCGCAGAAGCGTTCCTCGCGGGGCGTTAGGCGCTGGCAATACCGTTGCCCCACTACCTCTTTGCGCGTCTCCTGCTGGGCCACTACGCCGCGCTGTAGGGCTTCCACGTCTTCGCGCTTGCTCCGTGCGTTCACCCACACTCGCGGCTTGGTCTGCGCCGCCGCCAACTCCTCGGCCTCGACCTCTATCTCCACCGCTGACCATAGCGCTTCCCACGGGTCGAACACCCCGGTCGCAGCGAACTGGTCCGCTACGACCGCCGCGCGTTTTTTAGCGCCGCGAAGTCCTCCGCTGCCTCGTTGTCAGTTCCGTTCGCGTAGGACAGGTACTGCCAGACCAACTTCTGAAAGTCCTCGAACTCCGGCCGCAGCAGACGTTCCCACGACGCGCGGTTGTGTGCATTGTTCCCGTTCTGCGTCGGGTCATACTTGCGGGCGACGATCTCACCACTCTTTGACCGAACCGCCAGAGCGTAGTCAGTGATCTGGACGAGACACTGTTCGATGAAGGCACCGTCCGTGTCAATGTCCAGCGTTATCTCCTGGTCGCCGCCGTCCTGTTTGCCCCGGCGCTGCGCCCGGTTGCCACCGGAGAAACCAGTCAAACGCGCGCGCATCGCCGCCTTCTGCACCCGGCGGTTCTCGGCGGGGGTCAACACCTTCGCCTGAATGAAGGCCCACTCCGGCGCGTCTTCCACGAAGTCCGCCAGCCGCAGCGGGTCGGGCGTCCCGTCTTCCATCACCAGCAAGTAACCGTCACTGATCTTCGGGCGGGAGGTCTCCAGGTCTTCGCTGCTCACTATCGTCATCTCGAACTCGTCGGCCATCGTGATCGTCTCCTCTGTCATGGACTTGTCGGATAGCGTCGCGCACGACGCGGTAGGCCCGTTCGTAATCCCCCAGGTGTACTTCCACGTCCATCCCGCCACCAACCTTGGCGAGCCGGTCACGCGCCGCAGCGGCCTCCGCACTCGGCAACCGCAGGTCAAACTGCACGGTGCCTTTGCGACGCGTCGGGTAGGCCCCGTCTAGCACGGCACCGCCGGACATAAGCACGGCGGCACCTTTGGCATTGCGGGTACTGATGATGATCTCTTCGGTCAGAACGACATCCATTGCGGGCCTCTTCTGCCGCTTACGTGCCAGCCGGGCTCTCGCTGATAACGCACGGCCACATGTCTTCTGGGTCATCGTTGCCAGTCGCAATCGGGGTGAGTGCCTTCATGCTGGCCGCCTGCTTTATCATGCCGGAGTTCGGCAGGGTCAGCGGAGCCTTCTCGTAGATGCCACGGCCCATCGTGAAGGTGCAGACTGTGCCGCCGCTGGTCAGGGTCAGCACATAGGCGCACTCGGTTCCGGCCAGGAACGCAGCCCGCAGGGCGGTGTCCGAGAACTGCCGGTCGAAGCCTACCGTCCACTTGGTCCACTCGCTGTTCGGCAGGTTGGAGGGGGTAGTGTAGCCGTCCAGGTTCTCGCCGTCCGCCTGGGAGAGCATGTTGTCGAAGTCGAGCGAGTGGTTGCGTGTCAGCAGTTCGGCGGCGAGCCCACTGCCGAGGTCCAACTGGATCGAGGCCTGATTGAAGCGGTACGGGGTCATACCCAGGAGGGTCGTGTCCTCGGTGACGTAGCTGGTGCCGGTGGTCGGCAGGGTGATGCCCTTCACGTTCAGTTCGAGGGCAACGAAGTGCGCGCCATAGTCCAGCTTGACGTTGCCGCTCTCCACCTTACAGTCGGGGTAGGTCTCCACCCAGGCCGAAGACCCGCGCCGCACGTACTTGACCAGCGTGGCCCAATAGCCCTGGTAATAGTTGGCAGCGGTGTCGCGGCCCCAAATCCAGTCATAGAGGTCGCCGACACCAGTGTAGCCAGGATACGCCGGCAGCGTGAACTTGCCGGTCGTGATCGCGCCCTTGGTCTCGTAGTGCGTCTCGCCCCGGTAGCCGCCGCCTCCCATCTGGAAGAAGTCGTAGCCCTGGTCAACGTCCACATCTACCTCTTCCGGGCAGGGCAGGGCATAGTAGGTACTCGGCGTTGCACCAATGGCCGTCTGCAAGCCGACGGCGAACTTGACATCCTTGTGGGAAGGCACGGTCCAAGCCATGTTAGGCCTCCTCAGGGGGCGGGGGATCGTCTGCTACAGCTTCGTCGGCCAGCGGGAGTTCGTCTTCGGGTTCCGGCTCCGGCGCAACAGTGGGCGCGGCCACCGGCAGGCCCAGGACTTCCTCGTCCACAAAGTAGCCTGAGTGAATGGAACTGTAGCGCCGCTGCGTGGCCGGAACTGGATTAGTGCTCTTCTTCTTTGCCATGACGTTCGCCCCTTAGGTTAGCGCCGGTTCGCCGCGACCGATGTAACATAGCGTGCGAACGTGGACCACGCCAATCCAAAGCACGTTGCTGTCCAGCTTCGCCGCGAAGGCCGGGTCGCTGCTTTCCGTCTCACACAGCGCGACCGCTTCGCGGCAGGTCCACTCGGCGTCCAGACAGGCTTCGATGGCGTCGCGCCAGGCGTTGATGCGCTCCCGTCCATCCTCGGCCCCGCGCTGTTGGTCCCAAATCTCTACGTCGAACTTGTACTCGACAAGGTTTGTCCCACCAACATAGGCTTCTTCCTGCGTGGAGCCCTTGTCGTCAATGCAGATGGCGGGGCAGAGGTTCGCCCGCATGGTCGCCGCGCCAGACTGGAGCAGGTAGTTGTCATGCAGGGGCGGCACGAGCGCCGCTGGCAGGTACAACCGTCCCCCGTCTGGACCACCCTCGTACTCCGGTGGTATCTGGTCGGCCAAGTGTTCGCGAAGCGTATCGCGCAGGGCGGCGGCTACTTGGTTGCTCTTGGTCGCGTAGGCCAGGGACATCGGTTTGCCCCCTATGGGTTCGCGTCAGGGTCTGGCGCGTCCAGCACATAGTCCAGAATGCGGCCCGCCATGTCGTAAGTCTCTTCCGTGTCTACGATGATCGGCTCGCGGGCGGGCATGTAGTTCGGCATGACCCGGCCCTCACTGTGAATGCCGCCTAGGTCGCCGCCACCAGAGACCGGGTAGTTGCTGCCAAATGTCAGTTTGCGCGTCCCCCGGCGCACGTAGGCCGTGTCGTCAAAGCCAGTCATCTGCGCCTTCAGTCGCCCGGTCAACTCCAGTATCTTCGCGCCGGGGTAGTGCGCCCGCTTCCACGTCGCGTAGCCCGGCAACTCGCGGCCCTTGAAGGTGCGTGGATTGTCACTCAGTTCGTCCCACCCGCCGGGGTTCTCGCTGCTGCGACCCTCGTTCTCAAAGAGCGCCATCTCGGAACGGTGGATCACGTCCAGCACGTCCGTCCACGCGGGGCGCAGGTCCTTAGCGCGGGCCTTGACCTCCGTGACATACTGCTTGATGCCCCGGCGGCACACATCGGCCAGGTCGAGTTCGAGCACTACGTCCATTACCAGTGCCCCCCCCCGCGCGCGATGTTCGCCCGCTTGAAGATCGGCAACGGGCGCGTCTCTGGCGCCAGGCCATCCGAGGGCGCAAAGCTCACCGGGTTATCCGCCGGGGCCGCGTCGGTCGGACCCTGCTGCGACAACAGCCCCGCCAGCATCTCGTCCGCCTGTTGGTCAAGCCAGTTGGGATACCACTGCTGATCGGCAGTCCCCTCGGTCTCATTCAGATACCGCAGGAATGCCGCGCAGGTCCGCATGGCGCAAATCTGCGTCGCCTGGGCGTAGGTGCCGGGGGACGCCACCGGGTCCACCGGCACGTCCACATAGCGCCGCACCTGGTTCTCAAAGTTCGCTTCCACGGGCACGAGCAAGCCCTGCACCTTGACGATATGCTTGTTCATATCGGCGGCGCGTTCCTCGGCAAAAGCCTGCGCGTCCTGCCAGGTGCAGTAGGCCACGAGTTAGTCCTCTTCGTCAAAGACTTCCGCCGGCGGCTTCTCAGCCTTGGTCGTCGGCGTGGGGTCAATCAGGTCGGCGGTCTTCACAAAGCGGGTACGCATCGCCGCAGCGAGCGACCGCGCCAAGTCCCAGGGAGCCTTCTCCACGAGGGTCTCCACCTTCATCGCCGAGACTTTCTTCGCAAGGTTCTCGTACTGGTCGGCCAGGAGCGGGTAGTTCGCCAACTTGTACGGTTGGCGCATCTTCCCGGTCGCTTCCCGGTAGTGCTTCGCCATCCCGTACAGGAAGCGCACCATCGAGTCCTTCGTGGTGAAGCGCTTGCCCTCAAAGACCGCCAACACCACTTCCGGCTGCGTCGCCGTCTCCGCCGTCTTCTCTGCTACTGCCTCAGTCCGCACGGCTGTTGCCTCAGTCATCGGTTGCCACCCTTTCGGTTGCTGTCTCGTGCTACCCTTCAGCCAACACTACCAGCGAGACCGTCGCAGCGGTTCCGCTGTCATTGTTCTTCATGCTGACCCGCACGGCGGTCGCCAACTGCTCACAGGTGAAAACAGCGGCTGCCGCGTCGGCGACGAGCGTGACTGTGCTCACCAGCGTCTCTTCGCTGGTGCCGGCGGCGTCCACCACCTTCACATCGAACCAGTCGTCCGCGCCGGGATCGGGAACAGCGGCCACTTCCAGCGAGAACGCCACGCCGTCGCCGCCACCTAGTACCACTTTGGCATAGGCGCAGAGGCCAGCGAAGCGCGCGCCACCCGCACCGGGGAAGGTTACTACGGCGGTGTCGCCCGCGTCAATCGCCACGTCGCCTGCTCGGTAAATCGTGAGGCCCATCGCGGCACCCGCCTCTCAGGAAACGGCAGCGGGGTAACCGAAGCTACCACCGCCGCCGTCTGTTTTCTCTACGCGGCGTTGAGGTCCAGGATGGCCGGGTCCACGTAGGCATCGCTGTCGCTGGCAGCGGACAGCCAGACCGCGCAGCCGAAGGCCGGCTCGACAACCGTGGCGCTGATCCAGCGGTGGGCCGCTTCGTGCCACTGCATCGACTCGGTGGGGCCGGGGCCGGGGATCAGCATGAGCGAGCCCGTCGCCGGATTCTCAGTGCGCCGCCAGCGGAGCGGCTTGCGGCCTTCCGGCATCGCGAAGACCAGCATGTAGCCCTCGGGCACCCAGTCGGAACCAATCACCGGGACGCCGTTCATGGTGAAGCCCGCGGTAAAGCCCTGCGTCTGCAAGGCCTGGATGAAGGGCGTGTTCATGGTGGCGTTGTCGGCCAGCTCACCGAGCTTCTCGATGGCGGTGATGCTGGAGCCGTGAACCCAGGCGGTCACGTTGCCGAAGACGCCGTGCTCGGCCAGGTGCCGCTTGCAGTCAGCCATGATGGTCTGCGTCGGCAGGCCGCTGGCGGCGTAGGTCAGGTAGTGGTTGTGCGTCACGGCGAAGGTGTTGCCCTCGAAGGGCGGGGGAGCCCACGGGCAACTGCCGTCATACCACGCGCCGTCGCGGAACATGGCATTGAGAATGGCCTGCGTCACGAGGCGGCGGTCGGTCGCGGTGAGTTCGGCGGACTGCGCCATGACCTCATCGCTCGTCATGCCACGCTCCCAGGCGTCGCGGGTGATGCCAGCGGCCCACTCAAAAGCCACCGGCTCGTCCAGGGAGATCATGTTGGTCGGCATGTGCTGGACAGCCGCGTTGCCGCCCTCCATGCCGCGCCGCTTGGCCTCCATGCCACGCATCCGAATCGCCACGGTGCTCTTGATCGTCGGCGCGCCCGCGAACATCCCAATGAGGTCCTGGGTGCGCTCAGTGTTCACGCCGATGTCAGTGATTGTGTCCATGTACAACTGCTGCAAAGGAACGCCATCAATGGTCAGGGGTCCACTTGCCATTTGCGTCACACCTCCTACGGTGTCTGTTGGGCGACTTGCCCGGCTAGGCCCGTAGGCCCTTAGGTGCCCGGATGCTCAGCGGTGGCGGTCTGGAACATGAGCTTGGCTTCGTCGGTCTTGCCATAGACCTTGGCGACGATCTGCGAGACGTGCCCAGCGGCGCGGGCGTACTGCCCGGCGGTCTCGCTGAGATACAGGTAATCCCCGGCCACGATGGCCGTGTCATTCAGCGCGATCCACCCGTCCGTCACGAACGAACCCACGTCGCCAATGGCGAAGTCGGCAGCGGCAATGCCGTCCACCGGCACGTTCTCGCTGCCACTGGCGGCGCAGGCGAGATAGGCCTTGCCATCCTGCGGTTCAATGCTGACGAACTGGCCGGCGGTAATCGCTTCGCCCGCCACGGCGTAGAAGCGGTCGCGGGGGCTGTCGGGAGTGCTGTTCACAACAGGAGCAGCGTATGCCATTGTTCTGTCCACCTTTCGCGCCCTCTACGGCGCTGTTTTCAGACGGTGCTTTTCCCGCGACTAGCGGAGGAAGCTCTTGCGGTACAACTCCATCGCCGGGACTCCGGGATTGCTGGCCATGAGCGTCTTGACCTGGGCCTTCTTCGCGTCCGTGAACGCCTCACTGGCGAAGAAGTCCTCGTCGCCCACAGCGGCGTCCCCGTGGCTGCCGAGGCTGGCCTTCACGGTCTGAAGCGCCGGGACCTCATTGGCCGGGACCATCGCCGGGTGCCCGCCATTCTCGCTGAGGTGAGCGGAGAACGCCGCCACGTTCGCAGCGGACGGGTCGAACTGCATCGCGCCGAGGACCTCGATGGCCGCCGGGGCATAGCGCAACATGCGCTCCGCGTTGGCCGGGTCGGCGAAAGTCTGCGCCCCGAGGGACGCGGCGATCTGCAACTTCTGGTCGGCCACGGCGCGGGCCTGAGCTTCGGCTTCCAGGGCCTCCAGGCGGGCGGTCAACGCCGTCACCTTCTCGGCGGCGCTGGCGGCATCGGCCTTGAGCGCGTCGAGTTCGGTCTGGAGCGCGTCGCGCGCAGTCGTCAGGTCCACAATCGTCTGGTCACGTTCGGCGACTGCCGCCGTCAGCGTGTCCACGGTCTCGGCCTTGGTGGTGGCGTCCGTCAACTTGGTCTGCAGCTCGTCAATCTGCGCCTGGAGTTCGGCCTCGGTGGGCATGTTGGTGCCTCCTTCAGTCTCAGCCTCGGCGTCCGCAGCTTCCGCCAACGTGGACATGGACGCGGCGATCCGCAGGCCCGGCTGGTTCCAAAACAGGGGGCTGCTGCACAGGGCTGCCGCCTCCATGATGTTGCAAACCCCATAGTTGCGGCTGGGGTCAGTGCCAACGGTGAAATGCGGTGAAACGTAGGTCATCTGCCCGCTGGCGATTGCTTCCAGGCCGGCGGGGGTCATCTCCAACAGGCCGTACAGGCCATTGCTACGCAGGTCCAGGGCTTTGATGTGGCCGAATGCCCCGTGTGGGTTTTTGCCGTGCGTGGCGAGTTCGTCAATGGGAATGCCGTTGGGGCCAGGTGCGCCACCCTGAAAGGTCTGCATCATGGCGGCGAGAATTGCGTCGGTCATCTCGAAGGCCATGCCGCCCTCGGGGTCAACGAAGGACCCCTTGGGGATCAGTGGATACCAGACGGCCTGCCCCGCGCCGAACATACTGGCACTGAGGGACACCGGAGCGTCCAGGGTGTTGCCGTTGTAGGTCCACTTCACGCCGCGCCATGCCATGCCGGTGCCTCACAAAAACGAAGACGGGCAGACTGTAGTAGTCTGCCCGCCGAGACCGATTGCCCCGTCTGGTTGTTTGGGTGCCGGGGCCTCGCTACCGCAGTGTGTGCTGCTTACCGAGGCCCCGGCTGGCGAAGGAGTACGGCTGAAGCGAGAAGCTGGGGGCGGGGCTTCCGTGTCAGCGGTGGTCCCTGGCCGGGGACACTGCCGCCTACGCTTCGCATAGACTTTGACACTATCCGCTAGTGCCTGTCAAGCACTCCTTCCCCTCAGGGCTTGCTTTTCTTACCGGTGCTTGCGCCGACCCAGGCGAGGATCACCAGGACGGCGACTTCCGCACAGAGCGTTGCCAACACACCGAGCCAGAACGGCGGAACGTAAAACACCATCGCTTGCGGCCTCCTCGTTATGCGCCCGTAGGCGCTTCCGGCTGCCTCGTGGTCTCTTCGGGCGCACCTCCGGGGGCGGTCCCCGCTGCTGCCGCGTCCGCACTCGGCAGGCCCTGCAAGCGCGCAATCCGCTGCTTGATGTGTTCGGGGATACCCTGCTCGCTGCCCCGGTACATCAGCTCCACGCCGCGCACGTAAGCCTGCGTGTCCTTCACGCCAACGCGCCCATGCACCAGGCGCGGCTTGCGCTGGACGCCGCTCTTGTTGAGGCGCACCAGCGGCCACAGGACGTACTGGTTGAAGGTATCGCAGAGCCAGTCCGCATCGTACTCCATGCCCATCGCGTCCATGCTGGAGGCGTCCTTGCCCTGCCCGAGGCTGCCACTGTCGCCACCCTGGCCGAGGCCCACGTACTGCTTGCGCCCCACCTGGAGCATGTACTGGTGCTGGCGTTCGATGTGCGTCTCGAAGGGCACATCCGCCGGGCCGAGGTCAAGCAGTTCCAGACGCCAACCGTCCGGCACCGCTGCCCCCGCGTCCTCGGCGGTGCGGATGTTCTTCATGATCGAAAGCACTTGCGTCTCTTCTTCCAGGCCATAGCCGGGAGGCCCATAGGCAATTGGGACTCCCATTGCGCTGCGCTCAATGCGGATGGCCGCGAACTCCTGGAAGGCGTCCTTCTGCGAGTAAGGCCGATACATCTGCCGGAAGAGACCGATCCCCTCGGGGTCGCCGTCGTCAGGGCGGAAGGTCCATACCACGATGTCGTCAATGCTGTACTCCACATAGCCGGTCTCGCCGGTGCGGGGGTTCGTCCCATACTGTACGAGGCCGGCCAAGCCGCCGTCATCCTGGAACTGCCACTCGTAGACCGTGCTACGGCTACGTGGCGCAAACTGCCGCCAACCGAGCCACTGTCGGCCCTCGAAGGTCACGTCCTGGTAGCGCTTGTAGTGCCATGAGAACCCGTACAGCTTCGCCAGCGCGGCCTGCCGAATGGTCTCCGAAAACGGGCTGGTCAGCCCCTCTTCCAGGTTCCACTGCACGAAGCGCGCCAACTGGAAATCGTCCCCCGGCTCGATCCAGTAATCCGTGTGGGCCAGCGCGTAGCTGAACTCCTCAATCACCGCGACGGCGGGCTCACTGCGGCGCATCTCTTCATAGGCGACAATGCGGCTCTTGAGGTCTTGCAGGGAGAGGTTGTACTCCTGCCGCACCCGCCCGGTCTGTACGGCCAGACCCGTCCAACCGTTCTCTGCCGTCAGGGGCGCGCCCGCCACAGCGGAAGTCCTCCGCGCGCCGGCCCAGGCGTATGGGTCATAGCCGGAACTAATTGCCGCCAGAATCTCGCGGCCCCGCGCCGAGTGCGGCAGCAGGGGCAGGTCGTCGGGGTGAATCAGGGGACGGCCCAAAGCGGGCGCATAGCTGTTCGCCTTCGGGGCGCGGTTGGTCACCGCCGGCGCTTCGTTTCCCACTTCAACCAGAGTAGCAGTCATTGCAGCCACTCGCCTTCCAGGGGCTTACCGCTAGAGCGGCCCGCCATCGGCACAACCTATCCCGTTCTCGTCGAGGGGAACGAACCGCACATCTGCTTCGCCTTCAACTCGTACAATGGCTACTGGAGCAACCAGCGTTAGCTTTCCTCGGCCCATCCCGGTAATCTCGAACACTATTGATTGTGCTTGAACATCATGCCCATTGACGCTGACCGTCGTGCCCTGCGGCGTACCATCACTGACCAGGGTGAAGAAGCGCTTCGCACAACCAGTCCGGTCCGCATGTTTCTGCAACGCTTCAGCCAACGCGGGGTTCTCTACAACCCTCTTTCTGACAGACAAATCAATGGTGATTTCAGGCTTCATCGGTTGCCGACTCCTCTACCATCGGGTTTCGCGCAGTTGCTTCAAGCGTGTGCTGCTTCGCAAACTCACCGGCTTACGTCGCTCAGCGCCGTCACGGGAACGGCCCATCAGTTGCGCGTTCGCCAACATGGCGCTGTCGAAGAAGTCCGGGAACTCACCGAGGCGCTTGGTCTTGTTGGCGGACATGAGCGTGCCCGCCTTGGTCATGGCGTAGCGCACCGCCGTTGCCAGCGCCTTGTGCAGCTTCGGGAAATGCTCGCGGTGGACGATGAGCCGCCCCGTCTCCAGGTTGCCGCACAGGGCGCTGAACATGCGCTCCCGTGGGGCATTCTCCCAGGTCAGGCCCTCTTCCAGGTCCTTCGTGCTGCTCACATCTTTGCCGCCCGTAAAGCGCACCGGGATCATGCCCCGACAGCGCTTGCAGACCATGCCCATGAAGGTTGGATCACCACTCCCGTCAATGCGGCTTGGCCCCGGCCAGCGGTTGTGGAAGTCCTCGATAGCGCGGGCCTTCTGGTCAATCTCCAGTTGCGGGTACTCTTCCTGGCAGACCACCTGCGCCTGCTTGCTGGTGATGTCCACCGCCGTAAACACGCACAGGTCCTTACCGGGTCCGGCCAAGTCAAAGCCCTTGGCATAGCGGTGTCCCGGCAACGGGCGCGGCCCCAGGTACTCGACTTCCGCTGCGTAAGCATCCACGGCGCTCAGGTGAATGGCCGACTCCCCGTAGCCCATGCGGTGCAGTTCGTGTTCCACACTGAAGGTCGTCGGGCCAATCAGGGACAGTTGTTCCTGCTTCCAGGCCTCGTCCCTATCGGGGTGCGCCCGCCAGTCGAAGGGCAGGTAGGTCAGCCGGAAGTCCTTCTCGTTCTGCGCGCGGTCGCACAGTTCCTGGTGGTAGGTCGGGCCATTCGGCGTCGAGACCAGCCACAGGGAAGACCCCGGAATGTCCAACATTGCAGCCACGGTCTTCCAGATGCCAATCGGGCTCTCCATGAAGGCGAACTCTTCGAGCAGCGCGGCGTTGCCGTCAAAGGACCGCGAGGCGCTCTCCGCCGAAGTGTGCGCCCGCACATAGGCATGGGCGGTGTCGGTCCAGAAGCGGATCGCGTCCGTGTTGGTGCCCACATCATGCCCGGCCAGACAGGCGCGTTCCTCAGGGGTCATCAGGCAGCGGCTCAAGGCCAGCTTCACCTTGACCAGCAGGTTCAGCGCCGTACTCTCCTTGTTGGCAATCAGGTGGCAATGCAGGGGGACGCCCTTGGCTTCGTGGGCGTACAGCAGCGAGTGGGCGATGGCCACCGTCAGGGCGGTGCTAATGCCCATCTGGCGGGACTTCTCAACCACGTAGGCCCCACCCTCCCACCAGAGCTTGATGACGGCTTCCTGATAGGGGTAGGGGGCGAAGGGCACGAGACCCTGGCGCTTGTCCTCAATCCACGGCGTCCGTTCGGTAATCCAACACAGGGGGTCCACTTTGTAGCCGGGGAGGACCGGCTGTTGCACCCCACCGGGGAACTGTTCCTTGAGCAGCCCGGCGATGTCCAACTCATAGGGCGCGATGACAGGTCGCTCATACCGGGATGGGCGACCGGGGCGACTCGCCGTCGACTTGGGGGCACGAGGCACGGCAGGCTCCTTAGTCAAACAACCCTTCGTCCACGCGACACTTCGGCCCACTCACCGCCGGGGCCAGCCCAGCGCAACCGCACTCCAGGCAGGGCGTTCCGTTTTGCGCCACCCACTTGCCATGCGGCGTCACCACCTGGCAGCGTCCGCCCTGGCGACGGCAGCCCGCACAGACCCGCGTACAGCCAGCGGGGGCAGAGCGCTTAGTTGGGTCCACGGCGCGCATTGTAGGCACGCTCCAGGCGGCGGCGTTCGGCTTCGCGTTCCTCGGACTCGGCCAAGTCCTTGTTGAACTCGTCCCGTTCCGCGTCCCGCTGGGCGCGCAACACGGCGGCCTGTTCCTTGCGATACTTGGCCCGCGCCTTTTGGGCAGCGGTCGGTACGTGACGGGGCGGCGGCTCGAAAGCCTCACCCCACACTTCGGGTATCGGTTCATTCTGCCGCAGAACGCGGGGCGGTGTCAAGCGCTCCGACACCCGGTAGGCAAGCGCCTCGACCTCATAGGGGCAGGCCAACTCCCAAATCTCACCGGGCATCATGCCCATGTCCGGGCGCACCACGAACAGCGTAGCGCGGCAGCGGTCCCCGAAGCCGACGAGGTGCAGTTCGTGTCCGCCCCACCGCGCCTTCGCGAGATAGCGCTGCCGCACGTCCTTCCGGGTGCAGAACCAGCGCAGGGTCTTGTCCGCAGTGAGTTTGCCGAGTTGGGCCACAAACTCCTGTACCGTCATGGCAGGTTCCTATCGGTCACTCCGGCTCCGCCTCCCCGTCTTCACCCTCGGAGTCATCTCCGTCATCAGCCGCATCCTCCGCATCTTCCAGTGCCTCGTCCTCCCACTCCCCCACTGGGAACTCCTCCGTGGCTTCCTCCGCCACCCGCTGCCTTGCCCCCGCCTGTATCGGGTTCTCCCGCGCCTTCTCCAGGCGCTCGGCGTTCACCTTGCGCTCCTCTTCCGCCGCCACCAGCGCCGCCTTGAAGACCTCCAATTGCTCGGCCCCGTACAGGTCCAACACCACTCCCAGGCACTCCTGTAGCACCTGTTGCGCCATCGCCTGCGCGGCCCCGCGCTGCTGGTCCAGGTCATCCAGGCGGCGGAAGCTGCCGGTGAACACGTCCCCCATCTCCTTGAGCACCTTGGAGGCTTCCGTCAGGCTGCGGGGGCGCATGTTGCTGATCTGCACTTCCTGGTCATTCTGCGTATACAGGAAGGCCACCGGCTCCCGCACGTCCTCCCCGTACTTCTTCTCCTCGGCGGTTCTGCGCCGCAAGTACAGCGCCCCGTGCTGCATCGTGGCCATCACCTGAATCATGATGTCCCGCGCCGCCCGCGCCACTTCCGCCTGCACTTCCCACTCGCTGTCTATGCGCGTCAACTTGGCGATCACCGCGCCGCGGCTGAGACCCATTCTTTGCCGATAGATTTCCCAATCAGTACCATCGGGCTCCCGGTTCTTCAGCCACTGCTTCGCTATCTCAAGGGGCACGCCTTCTTCGTCTGCCGCCTGCTCGATTGCCCCCGGAAGCCCTCCTTCGAGACACCAGCGGATACGAACACGCTGCTTGATTGCATTGTCCCATGGCAACCCAGGCTGGCGTCCATCGGCACGGATCATCCGGTCGCTCATGGCTGCACCTCAGGGGTCGCACTCAGGAACGGCAGGTGGCGCTTCGCTTCGTCCAGATACACCGCGCGCACACTCTCTGCTACCTTGCGGTTGGTAGTGAAGTCGTGAACCAACGCAGCGGCTTTAGTCAGCCGCTCGTACTCGTCCTGGTGGGTTTTGGCGTGTTCCGCATCCAACGTCGCCTCAACCGCCTTCGCCACATGGACCACGCAGGCGCTTCTCAGGTTGGCGTCGTCAATGTACAACGCGAGAGCCGCATCCAAGTTGGGTCGCAGCCCTCCAGGGAAGGGCGTCCATTCGTAGTCTTCGGAGCAGCCGTCCGTATCCGGCTTCCTGTGCTCGTGCTTGTCCTCGTTCCAGTACGGCGTGTGCCGCACTGCGCGCCCCTTGGGCACGTAGCTGAGGTTGCGCCGCACCGTGCCCCCCCGTCGGCAAAGATCATGGCACACCGGGCAGTCCACGTCATTTGCTAGGCAACTAGCCGAGGAACGCTCCTGCCACATCCGCAAACCGTCACTCCAGACAATGCCGCCGCACTGGCAAGCCAGTTGAACACCGGCACTGGCAGCATCCGTGGGCGCATCATGCCACTCCGCCTCGTGTTCCTCCAGAACCTCACACGCGATGTGCAGCATGTCCGCCGAAGTCCACTGGTCAGCGGGACCAATCGCAGAGACCTCCCAGCCGGTGGGTAGCAACATCGCCTGCCAGCCCGCCGACACCAACTCCTGCACTCGCTGCAACATCTCGCGGTACTCTTCGTGCGGTCCCGACAACAGCAGCACACTGCCATTCGCGTTCACCAACAGCCGCGCCGGCGCTTCCGGTATGCCCTGTAGCAACTCACCCATCGCCCTCGCCTCCCTCGGTCTTCGTTCCCGCCTCCACCAGCACGATCCCCCGCCGCTCCGCCAACGCCCGCAAACTAGGAGCCGCCACCAGCCGCACGTTCCCCCGCACCGGCAACTCCTCCAGTTCCCCATGCGCCAGCCACCACGCCACCGTTGTCTTCGCACACTGCAAAGCCAACGCCGCCTCCCCCAGCGAGTAGGGCCGGTCCGCCCAGGTCACCACCCACCGCCCCCGCAGCGGCACCTGCCTGCGCGCCAGGGCAGACGCACAGCGCTTCTTGCCCACCGCCACCTCAGCCGTCTCTTCAACCCTGTCACTCATCCTCAGCCACCTCCTCCCCCCGCCGCTTCGCTTCCCGCACCTTCGCCAGCAACTCTTCCCTCCGCCGCTTCGCCGCCTGCGGCGTCTCCAGGAAGAACACCTCCTCCGCGAACACCTCCACCCGCTGCCGCTTTACGCCGTCATCACCCGTCCACTCCCGCGTCCTCAACTTCCCCGCCAACGCCAGGGGGCTCCCCTTCGAGCTATACGCCGCCACCACCTGCGCCACCTTGTTCCAACACACCACGTCCAGCCAGTCCACCCGCGCCGACAGGTGACCCAGCTTCTCCTCCCGCTTCGGTGCCCGCCGCCGCACCGCGAACCGGAAGTAGCACACCAACGTTCCGCTCACCAACTTCCGCAACACCGGCAAGCCCCCCACCTTCCCTGTCAGTGACACCCGGTTCAGGTCAGCCATCGGCCCCTCACCCTTCGTTCCACAAAGCACGCTACAAACGTAATGCCACAAACATACCCCTCCCCAAGCCCCCTGTCAATATCCTAAACGTAGCACGCACGAAAAAACCAGCCGCGAAGGCGGACTGCGTACCGATCTGGCGAAAGGTTTGCGCTGTTTCAGCGGAGAGTGCGGTTGCCATTGCGGCCCCCGACAAATGGAGTGGCCCGCCGTCCTGTTTCCAGAAGGCGGGCCTGGGTGCGATGATACTGCGGCCTGCTGACTCTCTTCGTTGAGCGCCAATACTTCAGCTTTGACCCGGTAGCTAATCGGGAGCCTGAAGATAGCAGTTTCCTGCGCAGGCCAAACTTGGCGGGCGTCCGATAGTCCCGGCGCGGTGCTCTCCCGCTGCTGCCCGGGCCCTGCGCCCAAACTTCAATATGCCACCAACATAGCACAGAGCAACGCGCGTGTCAAGACACTTGTTCCATAGGCAGGGGCAACTAGGTGCGTGTGACATAGACTTGAGTGCAGCGGACGCAACAGACTTGAGTGGAAGCACGAAGCACAATGAACCAGGGGACGGAGGACAGCGGACAGGGTAGGGGAAGGCAACGCAAATGGATACAATATGCTACGGACGTAGAGTATGGGGACATTGGGAAAGGATAGGGGGTGCAGGTCTCGGAGGGGCGGGGCATAGCACAGTGAGTTGGTGGACAGAATATGCAGAACATGGTAGCAGTGTGATATGGATAGGGCGAGTCGCTGGAATGGGGGAGGTATCGGGTCTCGGAGGATAGTCGGGGGTCCCCACGCGCCTGGCCGCAAAAAAGATTGTTTACTGCGCCGGTAGGAATAGTCTGCTATCGGATGTCCTACGGTCTATAGTAGGCGCGTTGCAAGCTATCCTGCGACCTGCAACCTGCCTACCCTAACCACTATTGCCATTATGGTTAGACTTGTTGGCGCGCTGGGCGCGTTGACTGGCCAACTTGCAGGGCAATGGCCACCAGTGACGACGATCACGCCGCAAACCTGCCAGCGCTGGCCACCTGCCGCCACCTGCAATGCCACCAGGGCGCGCGAGGATTGCCAGAATGCGCCGAGTTGACAGGGCATGGCAATCTCACCACCACAGGGCAGTGCGAGCATAGACCCTAGGGTTATGCATACGCATTATGCATACATACTATGCATACCTTTGGTCGGACGCCTCCTAGTTCCTCCCTTCCTCCTCGTCCCGTGCCGCTCCGTGCCCTGCCACCAGGTTACGCCGATCCGTCCAGCTTCCCCCGGCCTGGCCGACCTGTAACGGCACCTTGAGCGATGACCCTATACCGTTGCCCTGCGTCCGTTGTCCGTGGCTGGCTGGTGGCTGGTGGCTGGTGGCTGGCCGTAAGGCTAGGTAGACTGTGGCCGCAGTGGGTCGGCCAGGGGGCCTCCCCTGCGTGCCACCCAAGGCCTTTTGGTAGAGGTCTAACGGCTTGTGGTAGCAGGTCGGGTGGCGCGCTACGTCGCGGGGGTACAAGGGGGCGATATTTCTCACCAAAACGTGAAATAGGGTATTGACAAGCGTGCTACGTTCGCAGTATGATACGTGCATAGCAGGGCAGTATGTAGGCTGCTGGCCAGCAATGCACAGGGCGACAGGTAGGCAGGGCAAGGGCGGGCAATCCACAGGAGAAGGGTGGCAGGGCAATGGCGAGTCTCGCATACACAGGAAGCAAGGCCGAACAGGATCAGTGTCGAATAGCCGCCGCACAACATGAGGCCGAACGGGCTGTGAGCAATGCGCTGCGGGCTAGCATACAGGTCGGCGACAAGGTGACCGTTCGCGAGAGCAATGGCCAGCACCTCACCGTTATCATTACGGGATTCAGTGGCGAGGGTTCGGTTGTGGGCGCTGGTCGCCCACTCTTCCAGCGGCGGCGAGAACTTCCACAGGGAGGCTATGGCGAAATGCGAGACCTGTGCCTGCCGAGCGGAACTATCCTGCGGGTAGTCCGCCCCACCTGACGAGCGCGAAGGCGCGAAACCTGCTTAGGCAGGTCGTGGGATAGACCAGCACACGAGGAGGTTAGTACAATGTATATCGTGCGACTCGCGACAACCCGGCATGACAGTATGCACCAGCGCTTCGCGACCTTGGCCGAGGCCTTGGACGCAATCGCGGGCGAGGCCGGGGTCGGTACTAACGGTGACCTTTGGTGTGACGGTCGGCAGTTAGCTTGTTGGATCAAGGTCTAAACCTAAGCTACCTTCTGCTACCCGGTGACGGGTACGCGCTGGAGCAGTCCTGGCTGTAGACAGTGACCGGGGCGCGGCGGGATACGCGCAGGGAGATGACACGATGACTTACCAGACAGGCCAGCCAGTTGAGATCATGGTGGGTATTGAGCGTGACGATCTATACATCCAGACTGTAGACGGGCGGGAGTCAAGGCTCAACCAGATCGGCGATCTGAGCCTTGAGGCCGAGCAGCTGACCGCTGGCGGGCACGGGCCCTGCTACGAGGTCGAGATTGCCGCCTATGACGATCATGGGTACGAGCAGGCTGGTCAGGGCGGCACAATGCTTTGGGCGCCCAACGCGCCGGGGTATAAGGCAGGCATCTGCTGGGGCGCCGACAGTACCTGGTATGACGCCAGCAGCCCCGATGATGCGGTGCGGCAGTCGCAGGAGGCCTAACCCGATGGCCACCGCCACCGCCGCGAAGCCCGCAAGCGTCCGCACTATCGGCAGGGCCGTATCCTTCCGGGCGATGGCCTGTACCTTGAAGACAAGCGAAGGGAAGCGATTGCAGTGAGTATGTGCTCTGTGAGTTACACCCGCGACGGACAGACGAAGACCGCGCTGCTGCACTATGCCCAGGGCATCCTCGATCATGCCAAGTACCACCGGCAATGCGCCGAGGCGGCGCGCAGGGCGTTGGCGCAACACCCCAGAGACAAATACTGGGCGAAGTACCTGGCCGTTCACGAGGAGGCCGCGAAGGGCTTCTCACCACACCTGCCTGTCGGCGGCTGTGAAGAAGTAGCCTGGGCCGGGGGCTACTGGCAGGTGAACACGCCGGAGGCGGAGGCTGCCTTCTGCGCCCATGCTGACAAGGGGGCACAGGAGGGCCGTTACCACCGCGCACCGTTGCACCTCGATTTTGACGCGAAGACCATGACCATTGCCAAGGACCAGCGCCTCTGCAACTGGGGTGACTATGCCCCGGACGGTTGGCAGGTCGTGATCGCATGAGACTCGCAAGGGACGCGGACGGCAAGCCCCTTTTCAGCAGCGATGGCCGGGGCGTTCGGGTCGAGCGCGACGACCTGCCCCCCTGCTATGTAGACGCCACCTCCCTGCCTGTTGACCTTTCAGCGCGGGAACGGGGCGAAGTGGCCGGGGCGCTGCTCGCGAGCGGACTGGTCGGGGCGTTGCCGTCCCCGGTGCCGCAGGCCGGGCCGATCCTGCCCCCAGCCCCGGCGCCCAAGGTGCCGAAGCACCCGGTGGTGGACCCGCAGGCCCTCGCCGCCCTGGCGGAAGCCGGTGCGGTCCCTGCCGCTGGCCGCAAAGAAGGAATGCGGGGCCGTAAGCGCTCGGAAGCCCCAAGTGGGCCTACCACTCACCTTCTGCCCCCGGAGGCCGTCCCTGCGATTTCTCGCGTTCCTGTGACCAATCCGGCGACAAGCGGGCGAATGGCCGAAGCTAAGATCAAGCAGGAGGAAGCCAAGGCCGCCCGGTTGGCGTCACAGGCCCGGCAGGAGGAAGCCCGCGCCAATGAAGCCGAGAAGCGCGCTGCCGAAGCCGAAGCGAAGCAACGGTGGGCCGAGGAACGGACCCGACAGGAACGCCAGCGGACCCGCCAACAGGCCAGTAGCACTCGGCAGGCCCCCTTGGAAGTGCTTCCTGCGCGTTCGGAAGCCCCGGCACCCGCCACGGAGGCCCCTGCTAACCTCGCTGAGGCCCGCTTGTCGGCGCAACTGGCGCAGGCCCACCGGGACCGCGAAGCCGCCGCCCTGGAAGCACTGCAACTACGCATCATGGCCGAGACACTGCGCGACGAAGAGGGCGTGGCCCGCCGACAGGCCCGCGAGCACTTGGCCGGGGGCTCCCCGTGGAAGCTGGCTGGCTGGGGACTCCTCGGCGCAATGGCCGGACAGGTGCCCGGCGCGGTTCTGTTCGCGCAGGGCTGCTACCAGGGGGACGCGGTGGCCGGGTTGCTACACACCCTGTTTATGGTCGGCGGGGCCGTTGTGGCCGTATCCCTGGCCAAGAGGAAGGCGCGGCGCGCCTGCGAAGCGATAGAGCGCGATGCCCGGCGCAATGCGTACCTGCAAGCCCGCGAAGGGCGCTAACCCGATCCGAAGCGAAGAGGTGTCCAAGATGGCCGCGAATGAAGCCGGAACTGTGCAGACAATCCCGCTGGAACTCCTGCTCCCCTGGCATAACGGCGGCAAGGGCCAGCCCCGCCAGCACTTTGACCCGGTGGCGTTGCAGGAACTCGCCGCCTCCATGAGCGCAGGCGGCTTCGTCGGGGCCATTGCCGTCCGCCCCTTCCCTGGCCGACCGGGCTTCTATGAGATTCTCGCCGGGCACCGCCGCACCAAGGCCGCTGCCCTGGCGCACCTGTCCGCAATCCCTGCCGCAATCCATGACCTAGACGACCGCGCTGCCCGCCTCTTCGTGCTCCAGGATAACCTCCACCGCGAAGACTTCCTGCCCTGGGAAGAGGGGGCCGGGTACTCGGAGCTGGTCGCCGATGGCCTGTCTATGGCTGCCGTCGCCGCCCGCGTGGGCAAGTCCCCCTCCTACGTTTCGGGCCGCATTGCCATTCACCTGAGCGCCGGGGCGCGGGCGCGGGAACTCTTCCTCGCCAAGTCCCTCTCCCTGCGAGCGCTGGAGTTGGCCACCACCTTGCCCGACCGCAACCTGTCCCCGGTGGAATGCCCCCGCTGCCACGTCGTCAACCGCGACGGCGCGCAGGTCTGTGCCGCTTGCACCGCTGACCTCTCGCAGGTCTTCCGCTGCGAGAGTGGCAATCCGCAGGCAGTGTTCGTCAACCTCTGCGCGAAGCGCGGGGCCGTGAACGGGGAATGCGCCGAGATCATGGAACGCGTGAAGGAGGCCTACGGAATGGCTGAAGCTCCGGTGCAGGCCTCGATGGGCTTCGATGACCAGCAAGTTAGCGCCGCCGCCCTGGCCGTGAAGTCCGCCTTTGAGCGCAAGCTGGACGAGGTGACGAAGTTGCAGGGCTTCTTCCTAGATAACCAGGGCAAGCTCGCCGAGTTGACCCCCGAACAGAAGCGCGCCGTGGTGGCGCAGTGTGAAGTGGCGCAGAAGTTGTTCGCGCAGATTGCACGGGCCACCGGCCTGCCGGAAGCGCAGGGTGACAGCGAGGGCCTGCGGCTGGCTGTATAGCACCGGGGGCAAGCACCAAAATGACCGGGGCGCGACGCAGACACGCGCAGGAGGCAGGGATATGGCAGGCACCCCGCAGTGGAAAGTTTACGATGCACAGAAGAAATACCAAGCAGCCTGCAAGGAAGTTGAAGCCGCCGCTGCACTCGCCAGCTTCTACGGCGACGGGGCGACGATCCGGCTTGAGCATTCGTTAGTCGTCTGGACTGAGGGGAAAGACGGGGAGGCCGGTGAGAGTTACGATGCAGTCGCTACGCTCGCTGAGCGCCGTCGCCAGCAGCACGCCCGCGAGAGCTACGCGCAGGCATACGGAACGGAAGCCCTCCAGGCGGCGCTCAAGCGCCAGCGGGAGATTGCCGGATTGGCGTAGTAGTTAGTATCACGGGGCGCTCCGCAGACACGCGCAGGAGTGCAAAGACCATGACGCAATATCAAGTGAGCCTGAACCGAGAGCGCTTGACGTCGGCGGGTATCACGGAGATCAGCCTGCGGCATCGCGAAGGAACTAAGCGCAACGTCTGCCAAGTGGCACTTGCCGACGCCGCCCACTCACCCGATTTTGGCTTAGTGGTCGAGTTCCGCTGCGAGTACCACTGGAAGGGCGAACACTGGTCCGTTCTGTGGACTGACGAAGACGTGAACGACCTGCTGGGCGAGATCGCTTCGCACCGCTAGTTAGTCGCCGAAGGCTTCCGCCCCGCCGGGTCCGCTAACATCGAGGGAGGCTAGTCAACCATGCAAGCACCGAACGAAGCCCTGGGGATCGTGGCGTTCCTGCTGCTGGTGGCGGGGTTGTGGTGGGCCTGCGAGAAGCTGTCGCCGAGTGGCCGGGCGACCGGGAAGACGGGGCGCGTCAACCGCGCCAAGGGAGGCAAGTGAGATGACACAGACCCGCGACCAGCAGCAGGAGATGGCCGAGCTACACGCGCTGCTCGGATGTGGCACATGCCGCTGGTGTGACCGGGAGAGCTACGAAGCGCACGGGGCCTGCTGCGCCATGCCGGAGGGCCACCGCCCGCAGATCACTGACGACCGCACCTGCCTGTCGCACCAGGAGGAGAAGTGACCATGCAAATCTGCGCAGAATGCCGGAACAATTGGAGGTTCTGTGACCATGCGCCGACCCGCCGCGATCCGCCGCCCGAAGTCCGACCCCAAGCGCACCGTGCAAGCCCGCGCTGGGGACCGTGCTCGCGCCTACCTCCGGCAAGCCAAGTGGCAGGGGCTCCTACCCGCCGCCGAAGACACCACGAACGAAGAGGAAGTGCAATGATGCCGAAGAAGCGAAGTCTGCTCAACATGGATACGATGGGTCTGTACCGTGGGACGCGCAAGAACCTGTACGCTGCCGCCCGCACAATGGGCAACGTGCAGCCGCTGCTGGACGGCAACCTCGGCACCGTGGCCCGCCGGATGGGGCGCGTGGCCGTGGGGCGCGCCTACTCGCGGCTTGAGTTCGGCAAGGCCAGTGGTCTGCTCTCCGTGGGCCTGGAACTGGCCGCGATCCTGGCCGGGCGGCTGCTCGGTGGACGGGGGCGGCGCTGACATGGCTACCAACCCCACTCGCGGACGCCCACGCACCAAGGCCCGCCAACTCCCCCGCGTCTTCTCCCGTGACGAAGTGGCGACCCTCCTCAGCGCCGTCAAGCCCAGGGTCTCACCGGGGCAGTTCCCGGTGTCCCTCCGCAACCGGGTCCTACTGGAGACGCTCTACCTCGCCGGGCTGCGCGTTCAGGAAGCCTGTGACCTGCACCCGCAGGACGTGGACCTCGGCCAGCGCCTGCTCTACATTCGGCACAGCAAGCGCGACAAGTCACGCAACGTGCCGATTGGCCCCCGTCTCTACCTGTGGCTCCAACAGTGGCAGGAAGCACGCCCAGCGGCCGCAGAGTGCTTCTTCTGCACCTGGACCGGGGCGCAGGTGTCCCGGTCGCAGGTCTGGCAGACCATCCAGAGTGCTTGCCGCAAGGCGGGCCTCGACCCCGAGGGAGCAAAGCCCCACAAGTTCCGCCACACTTATGCGACCGAGTTGCTGGAAGATGGCTTCAATTTGGAGGAGGTCCGCGTCAGCCTCGGCCACTCGTGCATTAGCACCACCTCGATCTACCTGCACACCCGGCCCGAGGTGCTCATGGCGAAGACCTGCGCCCGCGAGGAGAAGATGCTGGAGGCGGCGCTGCTGGACATGCAGGAGGGACCGCTGCCGAAGTCCCCGGTGCTTTCACTGGCGGTCTGAGGCGAAGTCGAAATCTCTGGTCCGCTCACAAACACAACACCCCGGAATCTCTGGTCCGGGGTGTTGTGTCCTATGGTAGCAGGAACCTCGGTCGCTAACCGTGATACCGCCGGAGCTTCGCCAGTCTTTTCTCGGCCTCCTGGCAAGCAGGGAAAACCAGTAGCGGCCTACCCTGGCTATCTCCAGGTTTTCGCGGCGCTCTTTGTCTGCCTTCTCGCGCTCTCGACTCCTCGCTTCTTCGCGCTCGTAAGATGCTACCGGGACGAACATGGTTATCTCCTATCGGCAGTCATACTCTACTTCTCGCGCAGTTGCTCGATCTCGTACAGGACCGCCCGCTTCACTTCGGGGGACAGTTGCGGCCACCAGAATGACACGCTGCGGGTCTCGGCCAACAGGGCCTGCTCTACTGGGTCTCGCACGTTGACGATGGCCTGCTGCTGGCGGGTGAGTTGCTGGCGCTGCGTTGTCATGGTGGTCTCCCTCTCCGATCAGAATAGCACGGTCTGCGCGGCGTCGTCACCAGGCTCCGGGCCTTACGGTCCACAGGCCCCGCGTTCGTGCTGCTGCGGCACGCTTGCTAGTATGCCAACTGCACGGTGGCGGCAGTCTTCGCCGCGTTCAGCTTGTACGATGCGACCTTTAGCCCGAGCAATTCCGCCATTGCCCGCACCGGAGCGCGGTAGAAGCGGCCGTCGAAGGTCGTAGCCAGAACTGCTTTCCTTTCGCCATTGACGCAGACCATACCTGTCTGCTGCGCCACAGTTACGCCCCACCAGTTGCAGAAAGCCGTCACCTCGGCGGTCACCGCCTCCCCGTCCATCCAGGCATAGCAGGTGATCTGTTGACCACCGGGCGCGAGGACCGCCGTGGGGTAGTCGGGCAGCCAACCCGCGTACTGCTTGCGGAGTTCTGCCTGGGCTGCGACTGTCGGCAGGTAGCCACGGAGCAGCCCTTGGTGACCGGCGAGGCCGTCGCGGGGCGGTTGCTTCAGGAAGTCCACGACCTGACGCCGGGGGCCATCGGGCAGGTGAGCGTGCCCGGCGTCGTCAACGAGGCCGATGTGGATGCAGTGGATGTGCTCCGCGCCGCTCCAGCCGGTCATGCGGCAGCGGTCGAAGGCGACGAAGCCAGCCTCCCACAGACGGTTGAGGAAGTCAATGTCCGCCAACTCCCAGTCCAGGTCCACGCACGGCCCATACTTGCGGCCCTGGCAGGTCCCCACCGCCGCGTGGAACCCGACGCTCGCCGGGGCCGAACCCCAGCCCTGCGTCACCTGTGCCGACTTCACGCCAAGGTTACGCAGCGCTTCTTCCGTCAACGGGTGTACCGACTTGAAACCGTTCGCCATGATCTGCCTCACTCCTTCGGTAGCGCCGGGGTCGCCGGCTTTTCATACAGATTGGTCATTGCCCGCTCAAGCGCCTGCGCGTCGAAACCCTCGGCGGTGGCACAAGCCTTCACTCGCGCCCAAGCGGATACCCGCCGCTGTTCCCGCTGTAGGTCGTTGAGTTCCTCTTGTCCGCGCAGAATGTATCTGCGAAGTCGCACATCCTCCAGGTGGCAACAGCAGCCGCACCCGGCGGGGCCGCCACAGACATCCCAGTGGGCACAGGCACCACCGATGCAAGGCTCGCGCAGGAACGGACATATCTGCTTGTCGCTTACGGCTTCTTCAGGCACAGCTACTCGCTCCCTTCCGCCGGGGTCGCCGGCTGCTCTCAAACGTCGCTGTCCTTCACCGTCGCCACAACGATGGCCGACTCATCGAGCAAAACTCCGCTCAGTTCGTCGTAGGCGGGTAGGTCCGCCAGGTAGACCAAACGCTCAACGCCCGCGTTTACTATTGCCGCCACACACGCCTTGCACGGTTGGCAGCAGTAGGCGTAGAGCGTCGTGCCCTTAGTCGCTATCCCGTTACGCGCCGCCTGGATGATGCAGTTCTGCTCAGCGTGGACAGCAGGGCACTGGTCGAGACCCTCGCCAGAGGCGAAGCCAAGCGCGCGGCGGCGGCAAACCAACTCTTTGTCTTGGCAGAGTGCCGACCCGCGCGGCGAACCGTTGTAGCCCTCGCTGACGACACTGCCATCCTTGACGAGCACCGCGCCAATCTGGCGGCTGCTGCACTTACTGCGCGACGCCACGGTACGGGCGCTGCGCATGAACTGTAGGTCCTTCTGGTACTGCTTCTCGCGGGCCGACTCAGGGGTCAATCCGCTAAGCCTCATGTCTACTCGCTCCCTTCCGCCGGGGTCGCCGGCTGCGGCTCCACTGATACCACGCAATGCTCAATCATCTGCACCGCGAGCGCCGCCACTTGCACCAACTCAGCCAGCAGGTCTCGCGGCTTCCCGTTGTCGAGAATGGCTTCCGCCACTTCGCCGACTTCCTCCATGAGCGCGCAAAGCATCCGTTCGCGGGACACGCCCGACTGGTCGCCAAACTTGGCGTCCTGGCGCTTGCGCTCGGCGACGACGCGGCGGATGGCCCTGGCCTGCTGGAAGGAACTGACGCGGTACGTTGCCCGAACCGTGCGCGGGCCGGTGGTCTCCGACAGGTCGGGCGGGTAGTCGCTGTTGGCGGTCACTGGCTGCGGCTCCGCGCCGCTGGTATCACCACGCACCTGCTCCCATGTTCGCGGGATAGGAGTCTCGTCTGGATCGTATTTCGACTCCGCGCCACTGTCCTGCGCCTGGGCCGCATACTTGAGCCAGCACTGCTTCAGGTCGGCAGCGTCGCACAACTCGGACGTCGGGTCATTCCCACAAGCGCCAGTCTCACAGGCGTCGCAGGGCGGTTCGCCGAAGGCTTTCTCTGCCACCTCCGCGAGCACCTCGGCCTGCCGCCGGGCCGCGTCGCGCTCCGCCTCTAGTTGCTCGTAGCTCTGGCCGAACGTACCATCGGGCCGCAAGGGCCTGCCACAACGGTCACAATAGACTGCCTGCTTGCTCACAACCCAGGCCGCGTCCATACCAACCCAACCCATGAATGTTTCCGCCACGTCGGGCACTTGCTCCCACCGATACCCCATCGGGCAACACCGTTCGCTATTCACCGTCGCCACCTCCCTGCTCCTTGTCGCCTGTCTCCAGCGGGTAGGCCTTGAGCACCGCGGTCATTATGGTCAACAGGCCGGTAATCGACAGGACGACGATGGTCGCCAAGCCGACCGCTTGCAGAAACCGTTCCACTTCCAAAGCGTCAAGCACCTGCCCCACCTCCCTGCTGGGCCAGCAGCGCGTCCGCGAGGTCCTCTGGCGAATGTCCTTGGAATGTCGGGCCATTGTATCGCTGCACTCCAACCCAGTGCCGCACTGAGCAATCCGGCTGCGGGCACTGCGGACAGGAGAACTCAGCAATCTCGATCCGATACAGACCACGAAGTGCATCCAGCCGCGCAGTGTCCTGCTGCGCCGCCTCCAGCGCGTCCGCCAGCTTACCGTCCGGGTTGCGGTCGCAGACGACGCACTGCGCATCACGCGCCGCCGCCAGTTGCCGGTCCCGCGCCTCCGACGCCGCAACCAACGCCGCCCACCACTGCGCGGCAGTCTCGTCCTCACCGTAATCTGCGGCCTCGTGGCGCTGATCACGAAGGAACGCCGTCAGCCCAACCTCGGCGATGTGCGCCACCGTGTCCTGCCGCAGTTCCGGCTCGTAGTGCTCTCGGAGTTCGTCCGCATCGCGCCTATGCGACTCGGAGTCATCACTAGCCGCGACTGCATCATTGCGCGCCGCCGCCAGCGCGTCCGCCAGGGCCACCAAACCAGGGCCATATACGTGGCCGATTGGATCATAGTCACCCGCCGGTGCCGCCGCTTTCATGGCCGCGATACCGATTGCTCGGTACTCCGCCAACTGTTCGGCCGTCAACGTTACGTCTGCCATGCTGCCCACTCCCTTTCGCACGCATCCAGCCCCGCGCTCAGTGCGGCCACGCGGTGCAGGCCGTCACCGTTGCTTCGCCTGCCACTTTGCCAGTATCGCCCGGTGCTGCTTCTCGACTGGACGCCACCGGGAATACTCTCGCGGACTGGCCGGGTAGAACACGGTCGCCAGAAGCGCGAACCCTTCCCGCCCGGTCTTCCTGTGGTAGTACGCCATCTCAGCGCAGTGCGCCTTGATATTCAGCCGAGGATTCCGCAGATCATTCGGGCACCGCGCCCCGACCTCGCGGGCCATTCCAGGCCACTTGACATCAAGCGGGCCATAGCAAAGACCCGGCGCGCGCTTGCCGATGGTCAGCCCGAAGTTCCCCTTGCCGTAGACCAGCGAATACCACCACTCCGGCCCGATGCCACGGCGCTCATGCTCGCCAACGAAGAAGTCAGCCAGTCCGGGCGAGTATGACCAGGGCGCGGACGCCTGCCAGACTACCCGGCACTTGGCCCGGCGATCCTGTGACTGTAACGCGCTGAGATGCGCCGAATGGAGGGGTAGCCCTACTCGGTGCCCCGCGTGCGCTCCTGGGGCCAGTATGCTTGCCACAAACAGCAGAGAAATGGAACGTAGCGTGCTGGTCATCTGTTCGCCGCCTTATCGCGTACCAAACAAGCAAGTTTGAGACACGCCGCACAGTACGGACGCTTCGACCGTGGCTTCCCGGCATGGAAACCATAGCCGCAGAGAGCCGTATCAAGTTCGTGCTTCCGGCTGTCCTCGAACATGGTGCCCATGAACAAGTGCCGCTGTTCCTGTCCAGGGTCTTCGTCCTGCGTCTCATCCCAGTAGACAATCATCCCGTCACGTCCTTCCCGGCCCGCGCCGCCATCTCTGCCAGGCCATCCGCGAGGTCGTCAAGCGTATGTCTCGCCAGGGCGCGACCGACGCCAGCGCCGCCCAGATACTCACCGATCCGCAGACCATCTGGTATAGTCGTCAGCGTCGGGTACTGCCACTCTTCGAGGACAGCCCGCAGAGTTGCGAAGCGCGCCGCGTCGGCCCGCGCCGCCGCCAACGACTGCTCCAGCCGCTCAACTGCGACGCCGACATTCCTCAGGTCAGCCAGCGGGAAGGGCGGATAGCCCTCCAGCAATTCATAGCTGGCCACCAATTCCTCCGTTCGGTCGTAAAATTCCTGAATGAACTCGGACAGGGCCAGCTTTGACGCCGACACCGGGACCGTAGCCGCGGCGTCTTGGGCCGGTTCCGCCACCGGCGACGACGTAGCCCGCGCCACCATCTCCGCCTCCCGCTGGCAGATCGCCGTCAACACCGATTCGTTCAGCGCCTGCGCCGCCTCGCGTAGGTTCTCGCCCGCCAACGCCGCGCCCCGCATCATCGCCTCCAGCGCCGCGTTGACAACGCCACAGGGCAGCGTCACCGTCAGGGAGTCCGGTTCCGCTACCGGCGTCTCCTGCACCTGCATGAGCTTCCCATGCGCACGCAACAGCGCCGCCACCGCCCCAACAATCAGACACATCTCGTCTCTCGTTGCCATCTGCCTCACTCTCCCGTTCCGGGCGTTGCAGCGCCCGCGTCGTCTACCGTCAGCGTCCGGCCCTCGTCCAGCGCCTCGGCAACCTCTTCCCGCAACTCTTCCAACGCCCAGCTATCTGCTTCGCCCAGCGCCGACAGCGCCCTCGTCACCACGCCCGTCTCCAGCAGCAGGTAGGTCGTCACTGTCTGCCTCCTCTCAGTTGCCCGGCCACTGCTCCGCCGGCGTCGGCTTACACGCCTCCGCGTCAAGCCGCCGTTCGTCCGCCAGGTGCGCGTCCGCCTCGTCCAGAAACATGCTGTACTTGAGCTTCGCCACGACCGGTACGTTCCCGAAACTCGGAGTCTTCCGCGAGACCTGGCAGTGGATATGGCCGCTGTCCAGAATTTCCTTCGTGTTCGGGTCGCGCATTCGGGCCAGTAGTAGCGTCAGCGTGGACTGCTTCTCCAACTCGCCACTGCCGAACGGCGCGAACTTCTTCTGGTCCTCAAGCCACGTCACCTGCGACGGGACAATGATCGGCAGCTTCAGCCGCTTCCCCAACTCATACAGCGTAACGGCGTTGGCTGAGAAACGGTCAAAGTCCTTGGTGACGCCCTTGAGTTTTAGCCTCTGGAAGTAGTCAATGATGACACAGGCCAAATCATGCTCCTTGGCCTCCCGCTCTATCAGCGCGCAGACCGCGCCCATCTCATCGGGACCGAAGTGCAGCCGCAACGGCAGGCCCTTCAGTTCCTCCTGCGCCCGAAACATCCGCTGCTCCGGGGCCTCGGAAGTGCCGTACAGCGTCTGCCACCAGCCGGGGATCGTAAGCGCCATGCTGTTGACAAGACCAAGGAATGCGATACACCCGGCCCGGTAGTCTTCCTCAGCCTCCTCAATACTCAGGACGAAGACCTGCTTTGGACTTCCGGCCCTCCGAATGGCCCGCGCCGTGACCAGGGCGATCTGCCTGGCGAAGCTGCTCTTGCCATGCTTGGTGCCTCCGAGTATCACCCAAAGCCGTTGGCCCTCACCGGCGCCGATCTTCTCATCCAGGCTGCGAATGCCGGTGTGGACGAAGGTGCCTTCCGCGCCACGAGAGAACAGTGCCATCCACTCCTCGAAGAACTTCTCGGCGTGCTCCGCGATTGGACGCACCTGCGCCTTCGCCCGCGACTGGTACAGTACCCCAAAGCGTTCGGCCACTGACAACACCCATGCCGCCGGGTCCGCCGGCTGGGCGTAGGCCTCGCCGATGGCGTCATGCGCGATCTTCATCGCCGACCGCAGGACAGACTTCTCGGCCACTATCTGCGCGTACCGTGGAAGGTGGGCGGCTGTCGGCACCTTGTTCAGGCAGGCCGTCAGATACTCGGCCCCACCACACTCCTCGAAGCGCCCACTGCGCCGCAACTCAGCAGCGACCGTGATAAGCTCCACTGGTTCCCCGCGCCCCGCGCAGGCCACTATCGCCTCCGCTATCACGCGGTGGGCTTCGCGGTAGAAGTCCGCCGGGCCGACAATCTCCAGGCCGCGCTTCCCCGCGTCCTCGGCCAACAACATCGCCCCGAGCGTCGCCTGCTCGGCCTCAGTGTCCTGCGGTGGGGCCAGCGTGTCGTCTGGTCTCACTGCGGCATCACCCCTCCGGCTTCGCGTTGCTGGTGGCGGGCGCGGCCTTCCTCGGCCTCGCGGATACAGCGGGTGAGACGGCGCTGTTCCACCTCAGTCCGTTCTGCCTCCGGCTTGCACCACCAGCCGAAGAGTTCGTCCCACGGATCGGTCTCGTAGGGATTGCCCTCCTTGGGCCGCACCGTGAACACCTGGCCGAACTCAGCCTCCAGCCGCGCCTGCTCGGGCGTGATCTGCCGGCCGTCCGCCTGCTTGGCCTGGGCTTTCGATACGTCCTTGGAGAGCCGCTTCAAGTACCCGTCGGGGAACTTGACCTCCGTGGCGGTCGGCCCCGACGGCGCGCCCGGCTCACCGGACAGACTGGCGACCACCTGCGCGACGGTGACCGCCTCGCCGGGAAGGCTCAGGCCAGCCGCCAGCTTTAGCGCCCACTCCTGGACGGCGGGCGGTTGGAGCAGGCGCGGGTTGCCCTGCCGGAAGTACGCCTGTGCGGCCCCGATGAGTTCCGGGTGGTTGCCAGCCTGGCAGTGAGCGTCCTCGGAGAGGCGACCGGGCTTCGCGGGCGGGGCCGTCTGCTGTTGCCCGGCTCCGTTCTCAGCGCCGTCAAGCGGGGCCGTTCCGCCCTCTCTGTTACTGCTCTCTGTAAGACTCTCTGTCAACGTCTTTGTAGGGGTGCCTTCAGGCCCTGTGCCCGTTGGGCTAAAGGCACCTACCTGTACGCCCTGTAGCGTAGACCTCCCCGCTTCCTGGCGTATACCCTTACGTTCATGAGCGTATACCTGTACGCTTTCTGGCGTATAGGCACCTGTCTCTCGTCCCTCCCGCAAAACGACCTTGGCCTCTTTCCATTCCGGTGCCGTAGTGCCCCACTCAGACACCTCCGGGTTCATGCCATAGCGGCAGAAACCAGACGAATTTACCTGCTCACGCAGGATGACGTGCGACCGCTGGAGTGAGGCCAGAGCACCTTCGACGGTGCGGTTTGACTGGTGGGTTCCGGTCGCAATCTGGCGCGCCGTCATAGTGTCGGCGAGGCCACTGTCGCGGTCCCCGTTCTTTGCCCAGCCATAGGTGCGGCGCATGATGAAGAGCACGACGGCATACTCCGATCCGGTTAGCGGCGCGCAACAAAGAGCCTCAAGCAGGAGGTTGCTGACCTTGGCGAAGCCGTCATCAATGTCGGCGCGCAGGTTGTCGGCGTCGCCCTTAGGCATCGGCTTCCGGCCTTTCCGTCACGAGGAGCCGCGCCTTCTCGATGTAGGTTTCCTCGATGTCTTCCGCGTTTCCGCAGTGTTGCCAGATTGCCACTCTTTCATCATCGGGATCGTAGGCGTATAACTCCGCCGCCAACAGCCTGAGCGCCACAAGTGCGATGTTCACGGCTTGCCTCCAGACAAAAACAACACGCCCGCGCCGGGACCTACTCGCTCGGGGAAGGGCGAGGCGGCTCCATAGGCGCGGGCGTTGTTGACGTGTGTAGTGTACGACCTGTAGAACGCATGAAAGCCACCTCTGTTCGCTCTTCCCCGAGCGTCCTGATTATACCCGTTGCGTCGCGTCGGTGCAAGCACTTTCTCCGCGCCACCGGGGCCGCGCCCGGCGGTCAGCGCGCCGCGTCACTCGCCCGCCGCGCCGCCGAACAGTGACGGTTGCTTCAGCTTGACATACGCCCCGCGAGTGAACGGAGGCATCGCGCACTCTTTGCGCCCTGTGTCGGTGTCAACGCCCCAAGTACAGTCTACGTCTTTCGGGTAGTGGCCGCGTTCCCAGGGGAACGGGCTCCCGGCCTGGAGGTCTTTCCACTCGCGCTTGCCACACAGCGGGTACACATAGCGGAACTGCTTTCCCCAATACTTCTGGTATCCCATAGCGCGGGTGACTTCACCTGCCCGGCTATTCATTGTCCCCGCTCCGCTGACTGTTGATATCCCTTGCATGGTCCGCGCATGTACCTTCACGCCGTCAGCGTTTAGATAGATTTCAGTGGTGATGAAACCACCGTAGAAGAAGTTGGCCGCTTGGTAGACGTACCCAGGCTTGCCGAGAATGCCGTCAGCCCAGGTGTAAAGCAGTTTGACTGCCGGGAAGTCGGAGCGCATCGCGGCGATGACTTGGGATAGGAACTGACTCTCCGAGTTGCGCGGCAGTTCATCGCGCAGGCACATCTTGCCAATCTCGAAGTAGTCAGCGGTGCCGAGGCCAGGGAATGCCTTTGCTATTGTGTGGACTGGACGCACTCCCCACCCGAGCGTTAACGCGCCGACCAACTTCTCCCCGTCAAACCAGCCATAGGCCGCTTTCGTTATGCGCGGCATTACCTGCGAGTAGTGGAACTGCTCCACGAGGTTCGCTGCCATATAGGCTGAAATGGGGCGCAGTACCATGCCGCACCTACCCTTGTCTCGTCGTTGACACTACCCCGCGCCGCCGAACAGGCCCTGGCGCGTCAGACCTCCAGCCGCCTCTGCGCGGTCACCTGCTCGCCCTCGTTCTCGTGTCGCAGCGGCGGCGTTCGCAGCACCACGGGCCGCAGCGCCGGGTGCATCCGGTACAGTGTCTGCAAGCTGGTTGACGTCGCCGCGACCCGGTGCTCCAACTGCCGGGCGAACGGGGCCACCTCAGCCGCGTCAGTCGGAGCGTACAAACCATGCGCCGACTTGTCGCAGCTTGAGCAGATCACCAGGCCGTTCTCCAGTAGCTCACGTTTCAACGTCTGGACCTTGCGCTCCGACAGCCCGCAGGCAGCGGCGACCTGCTCCAACGGGACCGCGTTCGCCTTCCCCGGCGCGTTGCGGCAGACCCAATCGTACAGGTAATGATGCTCGGCGGATAGCGGCGGCAGTCCGGTGGTCATGGCTGCCTCTTCCTGAGCAGCGCCTTCGCCTTCGCCTGCTCGTAGTCACGGAGATGCTTGCCAGTCATCTTCGGCCTGTTCCACGCGAACTTCACTTTTTTCATGGTCACGCTCCCCACTCTCTCTCCAGGATTGCCCGGCACCGCCCCGACACCAGCGGGCCCCCAGCCACAGGGCGGTGCCGAGGGTGATCATGCGGACGGCTCCGTAGTGAACTTGTCCGCGTGGCGGTTGAGTTCAATTGAGTATACGTCAGCCATCCCGCGATGCCATCCAGGCACACAGCGAGTGCAATGAGTCTCGGCATCGTTGTGTGTGCACTCCATACCAGACAGCCGCTCCCACTCCGCCCGGTGGCAGTCTTCACACCGCTGCTTCTCCTCGACCTTGCACTTCTCCCGCTCGTCGGCGCGGGCCGCTGCCACCGCCTCCGCGACCCGGTGTTCCTCATCTGCGGAGTTGCGGCCCCACTCGTCGAGACGCGCCTCTGCGACAAGGGCGTCAACCTGCACCTGGGTGTAGTATCCCGGCGGCGCGAGTAGCTGAGGCACTGGCAGGCACATGAGTGTATTGCATCGCAAGCAACGCTGCTCGATGGTCGGCAGTGGCACGGGCACCGGCTCCGCGCTCTTCGCCGCCCGCGCCGGGTTCGGCGTGATCGTGCCGCCTACCTCGCACACGTCGAGACAGTCCGGGCACTGCGTATTGTGAACCGTCCACTGTCCATCGCGGTCCACCCAACACTTGAGCCCGGCCATAATGCCGCGCTGTTTGCGCCCGCAGTGGCAGGTGACCGGCTCCGGTCGCGGCTCCGGCGTCCAGTGCGCCTCGCGCACGTGGTGGATGATCTCCTGCCGCGCGATCTCATGCACCCTGTCCTCAGTCAATAGCGGAGACTGGCCGGCGTTGTCAGTTCGTGACGGCATCGTTTCCCGCTCCCTTCTCCTCGACCGTGGTGCCCGCGTCCGCAGAGCCGTCAAGCTGTTCGGCCATCGTCTTGAGCCGAGGCAGCCGGGACTTCGCCACCGCCTCCTCGTGCTTCGCGGCCCGGTGCTTCTCCTTGGCCGCATCCAGCGCGACAGTCGCGATAACGACTTCCCCCGACGCGGACTCCCGCTTGCTCACCGCCAGATTGTAGGCGTCCTGCCGCTTGGCATTCTCAGCGTCCCGCGCCGCCGCCCGCTCCTGCTTCTGCGCCTCGATGGTCGCCCGCATCTCGCGCTCCAACCTCGCCCGCCTCTCCTCCAACGTCTCCGGCTGCGTTGACACGCTGGCGCTGGTCCCGCCGTACCCGTCTACCTTGTCCGCCATCTCCTGCCTCCCTTGCCCTCGCGGGCCTGTCTGATTGCCCTGCTACTGCGCCACGTTGCCCTGAGCCGCGTCTCCGCACCGGAGCAGGGCGTAGGGCTACTCAAGCTCTATCGTCAGCTGGCGCGGGTCCGGCGGCTCAAGCGGCAGGCCGTCAACTCCCAGCGGTCGCAGCGCCTGGAACTCCGTGCAGACCGGCTTGCCAGCTTGCCACTGCCATTCCGGCCCGTTGTCAAGGCGTACATGCCGCCAGGTCTGGCAGTCAAGTTCCTCGTGGTCGGCGCAGGGCTGCAATTTGCTGCAACGGTTGCACCAAGCATCATGCCAGCCGAGTGCCTCGCTCCCATTACTGGGGCGGTATCGTTCACCGTCAGCGGGCGGCCATGCCATCGTTCTCTGCCTCCTCCGGCGCGGGGCCGGGCACCACACAACCCCGCGCCTATGGGTACGGTTATTCGGCTGCTCAGTTGTAGCCGAACGGGTCCTCACCTGGCTGCAACGGTTCCCGCTTCTCCTGCACCGTGCCCGCAGGACCGCCATAGTGCGTTATCACCTCGTGGCTCTCGGGCTCCGCAGGCGGCGCTTCCGGGTCCACGAGCTTGATGATCGCCCGCAGGGACTGCCCCTGCTCGTAGGCCACCTTCGCGGTCGCCTCGTCCAGGATGCCGGTGCAGTGGAACTTGCACTTGCTGTAGGTGACACCGCTGCCGCTGGTCGTCTTCTCAAGCATGATGCTGGTCACAACGGAGGACAGTGACTTGCCCTGCTTGGCAAGCAGGATACCGTAGTTCTTGAGTTCCGTGAGCGACGCCGGGGAGATGTCAACCGTGAGCGGAATGTACTCGTGAGGGCGCAGGATAACGAGGGTCTTTCGCAGGCTACAAGCCTGCCCCTTGCCCTTCGCGGCGCTGCCCCATTTGGCCATCGGGCAGTTGTCGCAGATACCGCCGGGAGTGCCGTAGCCGATGAGCGAGTCCGGGGCCGAACAGTCCGGGGCGCTGTTGCCGCCTCCGTCCTCAAACCCGTTGACGTAGTATCGGCGGTGGCTCTGGGCCATGATGATTACGCCCTCGATGGTGTTGACACCTTCCGGGCCTCCCATGCCTGGCACCGCCCAGATTTCACCACCCGCGCCGGGGATTGGGACCTTCGGCAGGTCGTTCATGGTGAGGCTGGTGTCGCCGACGTTCTCAGTGATGAGGTCAACGATGGTCGGCTTACCCTCCACTGCAATAAGCCCTACGAACTCTGGTACTTCTGCGGCTCTTACCATTGACTGATTTCCCATTGTCCTTAGCTCCTTGTACTTTGTGCCTTGTACCTTGGCAGCTATGCGCTGCGTCTACTTGGTCGCCCACAAGGGCGGGGGGCGGCTTAGGTCAGTTCCACTGTGAACGTGTCGGCGGTCGGCGGGTCAACGTCCTTCACCCAGTCCACAACCTCTCCGGTCTCGGTCAGGATGTAGCTGCCGTCGGGGCGCTTCGTCAGCAGGGACTTGACTGCCGACTTCGCGAATCCACGCGGGCAGAGGTCGTCCACCTTGTCAGTCTGCGCCATTGCCCATTGCTTCGCGCGGTCTTCCTGCCAGTATATCAGGCGCTTGTTCTTCTTCAACTTGAGCGCGCCACCGATGAGCTTCAGGGTGCGCTCGCCACAGCCGAAGTCCTCCTGGTACTGGTCCAGCAGGCCCTCGAAGAACGCGGCGTCGCGGTCGGCCTTCGCCACCTGTCCGGCGCGCCATGCTTCGATCATCGCCACCTGTCGGGCCGCTGCCTCGTCGGCGTCACCCTTCGCAGTCATGGCCTTCCGGTACTGCCGCAGTGCCCACTCAGCCAGTTCCCGCGCGGCTACCGGATTGCCAGCGGCACGGTCGCGGATGTTGAAGTACGGGCGGGCACCAGCAGACTGCGCTTCGTCGGGGCAATCCACTGCCACCACCGGCCTACCTGCGTCGTCCTGCGGTGCGTTGTCACCCTCCACGAGGCCAAGGCGGTCGAGTTCGGCGAGTATCTCGTCAAGACCCGCACCCCCTGCGACCAGCGCGTCCATGTGTTCTTCGAGTTGTATCTGCGCGTCCGTCCGTGCGGTAGTCATGGTCGGTCGTCTCCTGTCCGCTTGATGTACAACTCGGTCCATCCCGACCGGCGCGCTTCGTCTCGCAACGCGGTCTCGTACAACTCCTCGCACTCGGCCTCGGTCATAGGTTCCAACTCCGGCCACTCTTCGCGGTCGGCGTCGGAGGGCATGTGGTCAGCCATTCGTGTCCTCGCTCTCTGCGCCGGCGGCGCTGGCGTTCTCGCGCGACGCGACTTCGGAGCCGGACACATCCAGGCCGACTGACCGACGATAGATCGCCACCTCTTCGTCCGCGTAGTCCGCCATCTCGTGCAGCAGCTTGGCGAACTCCTCCAGGCGCGCCTGGGCGGGGTATACGACGACCTGATATGGGCCGGCCTCAAACCAGAAGACGGGAACCCTCCGTGTCGTCCCCAGATTGTCCTGGGTGTAGCTGTGGTTGGTCAAAGGCTCATCGTGTAGGTGCAAACTGAATGTAATGCCCATCAGTATCCCGTCCCTTCCTTGTAGGCCATCGCCGCAGCTTCGCGAGCCGCGTCAATGTGCTTGTCGTCGTTCACCATCACCTCGCGGAACGCTAACAGTAGCGGTCGCAGGTGCGCGGGCCACCCCGCCGGATTGTCCCACGTCCAGCCGATGCCCATTTGGCCTTCCAGCCAGCGCGAAAACAGGTCATCACAGCGATCATGGTCGCAGAGGTAAGTCCAGACCGCGTTCTCGCCGACCGCTTCTACGGCGCGCTGCTGCCCGGCGTCTGGTACGCTGTCCTCGCCATAGTTACCGGTGATCCGTCGGTCGAGCCCGCGCAGTTCGTCGTCGCCCATCTACTCCACCCCCGCTTCGAGCAGGTCGGCCCGCACAAGGCCCAGTAGCGCCTCACTCGCCACCAGCGCCAGGCGACAGGTGACGCAGAGCCCGCTCGGGTGCATGGCGGTCCACGAGACGCGGGCGCAGGCCGTGTTGGCGCAGGCGCGCTTCTGGAGGTCGGCAACCACAATCGGGCGGTGTTGACAACTGAGGAACTTCCGTGCTACGATTTTCACATCATCCTCCTCTGGTCGTGCTGCTTGCTCGTCTCAGGCGGTCCCGGTTGCAGCCGGGGCCGCCGCTTCTTTAGATCAGGTCGCTGTATAGCTTGTCCAACGCCATAGCTTGTCCAACGCCCTATAAGCCTGGTGGCGCGCATCCGCAGCGGCAACCGACTCGCCCCGGCGCTTCATGGCGGCTTCCCGCTTGCTCATGTCGGACCGCGTGGACCGCAACTCACCGCGATAGAGCCGCCCCAACTTCGCGGTGAGTTGCGTCTTCCGGCAACAACTCGGCGTCATCGCTGTGTGCATCTCATTCCTCCTGGCCTGTTGGCCTGTTTCTTTCTCCCGGTTGCAGCCGGGGCCTGTTGTCTTATCGGTAGATGTTCGCCTTCAGCGCGGCCAGCGGCGCCACGTCGCTCACCTGCGTCTCGCTCAGGTACAGCCCCGTCAGGTTCGTCAGCGCGGCCAGTGGCGCAACGTCGCTCACCTGCGTCCCGCTCAGGTCCAGCCACGTCAGGTTCGTCAGCGCGGCCAGCGGCGCCACGTCGCTCACCTGCGTCTCGCTCAGGTACAGCCGCGTCAGGTTCGTCAGCGCGGCCAGTGGCGCAACGTCGCTCACCTGCGTCACGCTCAGGTACAGCCACGTCAGGTTCGTCAGCGCGGCCAGCGGCGCCACGTCGCTCACCTGCGTCTCGCTCAGGTACAGCCGCGTCAGGTTCGTCAGCGCGGCCAGTGGCGCAACGTCGCTCACCTGCGTCACGCTCAGGTACAGCAACTTCAGGTTCGTCAGCGCGGCCAGTGGCGCAACGTCGCTCACCTGCGTCCCGCTCAGGTCCAGCCACTTCAGGTTCGTCAGCGCGGCCAGTGGCGCAACGTCGCTCACCTGCGTCTCGCTCAGGTCCAGCCACTTCAGGTTCGTCAGCGCGGCCAGTGGCGCAACGTCGCTCACCTGCGTCTCGCTCAGGTCCAGCCGCGTCAGGTTCGTCAGCGCGGCCAGTGGCGCAACGTCGCTCACCTGCGTCTCGCTCAGGTCCAGCCGCGTCAGGTTCGTCAGCGCGGCTACTGTTGACAGGTCTTCGTTTGTGACCTCACATTCCGCTAGGTCGAGTTCCGTACCGCGCACCATTGCTATGATCTCGTCTCGTATCACAGCCGTTCCCCTTTCCTGGTCCCGGTTGCAGCCGGGGCCGCTTCGTTTACGCCGTCTTCCGCTTCGCCATCACCGCCCGGAACAGCCGCTCTGCCTTCGCCGGGATAACCTCCTCGCCCAGCGCACAGAGGTTGGAAATGTAGGTTTGCCCGTATCCCACCGCCTCGGCGAAGCGTTCATGCGTCATCCCGAGTCCAGTAATCCACTCCCGCAACTCCGCCCCGGTCATGCGCCCGTCTGTCAGTGCCATAGTTCACCTCCAAACTGTTCACGCAGTATACAGTTAGGTATAGGAAAAGTCAATAGCGCAACAGTGCTATTTTCGCACTATCCTGCGCCGTCTTTGCCCGCCGCGCCCTGGGCGTCGGCTCCTCGCGCCCCGTCCGGTGGCCGCGTCAGGTCCTGCCCGCAACCCGAACACACCAGTCTCCTGACAGGACGCTTGCTCTCAACTTGGATGAACCCACCAGTCACGAGTTTGAACCCGTTTCCGAGGACCGGGCTGTGCAGCGGGTCATAGTCCGCCTGATACCAGCGGAAGTTTCTCAACCGGTCAGGGAAGAGTCCGAATACGTGTCGCCCGCAGGCGCAGGTGACCGGCTCGCTCATTTCTCCTCGTCTTCTCGCTTCCATGCCCTCCGCTCCTCCGCCGGCCCGCCCTCCGGCAACTCCGCGCCGCGTAAGTGCGCCTCGAATATCACAATCTCCTCGCGGCACCACTTAATCTCAGACCACTCGGAGAACAACTCCCCGAAGCTCGCTCGCGTCAACGGTCGTTCCCACAGAAGCCATGCCGCCACGCAAACAAGTAGGCAGCCCCAATTGTACCAGTCCATGAATGTGAGACGCACTCTCGTCTCAAACCAGAAGCCGCGCTCCGGGCCGAGTTTCCGATAGACGCCATCCCATAACCAGTGGCTGGGCGGCGCGTCACTTGGCATCATGCACCTCCGGCCCGCCCAGGTGCCGCACTTCGCACTCCACGCCCGCCGCCCGAATGATCCCCGCAATGGATTCCGCGACCTCGGAGCGGTGGCACCGCGACGGGTCCTGCTCCGCGCAGAGCAGCACTACGCCCCAGCCGGCTTCGTGCGATTGCCTTGCGATGTCAAGGGCCAGCGACAATAACCCGGACATGGCATCTCGCCCGCGCTGCCAGTGCTGTGTTCTCCCGGCGTTACCAAGACTTGTGTAGCACTGGTAGTAGACACTGAGCGGACTAGGAGCATCGCGGAATGGGCGTAAGCGCAGAGTTGCAAAGTCCCACCCGCGCGCGATACGAGGCCCAGATACTCTCGCCCGCACATCCGCCAGATCAACGGAGCGCAACCCGGCGTCGGAGAACAGAGCGGCCATCTCCTCGTGCGTCCGCGCCCGCGATTTTCGGCCCTCGCCGATGCGGTAGCCGACCGTGTAGATTGCGTACTGCGGCTTCTCACTCATGGCTGTCCGTCTCCTCTCCTGGCCCCCGCGTCAAGTCCTGCCCGCACTCGCAAACCGTCTCCTCGCGATCATGGGCCGGCCGGTGCCGCAGCCCCCAGTTATCCGGCACCAGCCACGCGCCGATGATGTCCGACCACCAGCAGCGTCCGCACTTGCAGCAGGCCACAATGTCCAGCGCCCAGGCCTCGTCTGCCGGGAACGGCCCGGCTCCGCAGACCACTATGGCGTCACTCATGGCTGCCACTCTCCTCCAAGCATTTGTCCAGGAACGCCTGCCCCATTTTCCGCGCTTCCTGCTCGGACTGGCAGATACCCTCTCCGAGGCGCTTCTGTTCCTCCTGAAATAGACGCACCACCACCACTCATTATCGCGAGGGACTCCGTTCACGAAGCGCCTCGGATACCTACTGATTTCTAGTTGCGGCTTGTCAACGCGCTTTGCCATCGTCACCACTCTCCTCCTCTGCTGGACGCTCCGCCTGGGTCGCCGACCACTTGACCCAACAGACGCCGCCCTCGTCATTCAAGCAGGTGTCCAAGTTCTCCTGTTCGCCCAACAGCGGACAGGGCCACCAGTCTGCCGCGTCGCAGGGGCCGGAACCAGCCGCTTCCGATAGCTTCGCGGCGAGCACACCCACCTTCCGGGCCAGCAGGTCACGCTCCGCCAGCAGCGCGTCTACTGTCCTGCCCCACCACCCGATCCCCGTTAGCTGGTGCCTTACACGATCTGCAATCGCGCGCACTTCGTTGCGCCCCTGCTCCGTCAGAAAGTCAGTCACCGGCCGCCTCCTCCATTGCGATCACCGGGGCCGCGCTGCCATTCCCCGAACGGTAGTGTTCCTGTACCTGCACAACCTCCACCATGACCTCCGGGCGATGCCACCAAGACTTGACGAGCCGTAGGTCAACAATCTGCGCATCATCCAACCATGCCACGCCGTTGCAGGCATCCAGGATTGGCTTACTCACATTGTCCAGATCGGGCTTCTTGTACGGTGCCCACTGCCACGGGAACTTCGGTGTGTTCTTCTTCGGCCAGCTTTCAGGCTTGAGCAGGTGAACGGTTATCGTCACCGCGATTGGGCCGGCCAACGGCTCCCGGCACGCTTCCTTCGCAAAGACGCGGACGACGCCCCGCCACTCGGCGACATTCTTAGGTGTGTACGAGAATCCCTGCTTCGTATACTTGATGCCACCCGTAGCCAGCAGGCCTGGCACCGTGAACGTGACGGTGCTCATGGCCGCACCGCCATGCGCTTGAGGCGCTTCATCCACTGCCGATAGAGCGCCAGCCAATACTCGCCGCGCTGCCGTGCCGCGCTGTCACGACATTGCGACGAGGTGCGTAGCGGTGCGTGCCACGGACTGAGTCTCTCACCCTTGTACCGCCACTCACCGCGCGGAAGAGGATCGTTGCAGTAGGGCTCGCCGTCATCATCCATAGTCCAGGCGCGTCCACAGCAGCGGCAGGTAACTACCGCAGCAGGATCGGCTGGCAGGTAGATTGATTCGTAACCGCTATGCCCGCAGAGGCACTCGACAGTGATGAACTTCATGGTCGCACCGCCTTTCTCTTCTTCGGGGCCGCTGCCGCTATCAGGCCCTCGCCGAGTTCTCGCGCCTGCCGCTTGCTCAGAACTACATCGTCGACGAAGAAGTACAGCGCCACTGCGCTGCCGCGCTTCCGGTACTCGTTGACCGAGACCGCGAGACCGTCTTCCGGTTTGCCATAGACGAAGACTTCACTCATGGCCGCACCGCCCCTCGTGCCCGCGCCCGCTGCTCCCGCAAGCGCCGCTGCCGGGCTTTCAGCTGCTCAGTGACCGCTTGCCCGTCTACCGCACCCGTCGCGGCTCTCAGCGCCGCCTCGCGCTTGCGGCCGGCCTCCGTCGGCTTGCGCTCAGTCATCGGGCTTCGCCTCCAGTTCGTTCCCATCACGGTCTCGGCGGGGCGCATTGTCTGACCACTCTCCAGTCTTCCGGTAATGGTCAACAACTTCGACCTCGCGGTGCCGCAACAGACACCAGCTCCACCCGAAACGGACTGCGACGCGCCTCGCGTATCTGTCATAGAGCAAGGCTCCGAGCGCGACGCCGAACGCCACACTTACCCATAACGTCACTGCGGAATACATGACTTCGCCTCCAGTTCAGCGCGCGCCGTCCGCACTGCCCAGGCCTTTCGACCTGCCACGGTGCCGCAGTCTTTCTCGTTGGTTCCGAACTCCGGGCAACTCTCGTCGCACGTACAGACCTCGCAGCAGTGCTGCGCGACCTCCGCGAGCAACTCCGCCGCCCGCTGCCAGACCTGCAACTCACGCAGAACACTCAGGCCGTCAGCGACGGGGAATGCCCACTTGTACTCCAGGGCCTGCGCACTCTGTAGCCTGCCGCTTTCCTCCGCTATCCTCTTCCGCGTCCACTCTGTCAACTGCTCGGCCATCGGCTCACGCTCCTCCGTATCGGGTTCCCGCCGCGTTCAGATGATCTGCATCGGCATCAGGACGTACTGATACCCCGCCAGTACGTCACCCGCGTCGCTGGCTGGACGCACCACGCCGCTGTTGAGCGGCCCGCTGAGTTCCAGCGTCACGTCCTCGGCGCCGCAGACTGCCGCCAGCGCGTCGCGCATGTACTTCCCGTTGAAGGCGATCTTGAACTCAGTGCCGAGGGTCATGGCCATCGGCACTGTCTCGGTCGCTTCACCAACGTCCTGCGCACTTGCCGTAAGCAGCAGTTGGGCCCCGTCAGTGCTGCTCTTGAATACCACGCGGCTGGCGTCCTCTGCGGCGACACCGTGAACCCGCAGCAGCGCGGCGGTCAGCGCCTTCGTGTTGACGACCACGCGGCGCTCGTGGCTATTGGGAATGACCTTCGGATAGTTGAAGTACTGGCCTTCGCGGAGACGACCTCCAACCACGTAGCGCCCGACCGCGAACCTCACCTGCGTGTCGCTAAAGGCCGCGGTGACCGGCTCATCGGAGCCGCTGTCCATGATACGCAGTAACTCGGCGACGGTCTGCCGGTAGACGAGGAAGCTATGGCTCTCCGTGGCGACCGTGACTCCAGGCACCAGCAACTCCTGCACCGCAATCCGGTAAGTATCCGTCGCTACCAGGGTGAGCGCGTCACCACCACCGAACCTGAAGAGCACGGTCTCCAGGATCGGGCGCGTCGGGTCATGCGAGGCCGCGAACAGAACGCGCTTGAGCGACTTCGCGAGTTGCCACTGCGGCAGTGAAAAGCGCACCCCACCGCCGACCGCCGGCAACTGCGTGAAGTTCTCCGACACCATGCCACGCAGGACCTGTTTGCTGCCACCTGCGGCCACGGTCAGCGTGTCCACCGTGTCGCCGATGTTCTTGCTCACAAGCGAAACACGTTCGCCGGGCGACGGCACCAACGCCGACCGCAGGCGGGCAGGCGGCACCACCGTTGCGCCTGTCTCGGCCACGTCCGCCGGGAACGTGGCGGCGATGCTCGTGCGGTCCAGGTCCGTCGCCACGAGGCGCAGCCATCCCTCCGTGGCCTCCAGGTGTATCATGTGCTGTACCGGCTGCGTACTGCGGTGGCTGATACCGCGCCGCACAGTAGCCAGCGCCTGCGTCAAGTCCCTCGTGCTGCAAATCAGCTTCATCTCCATTTCCTCCTGCGGGCGTTGCAGCGCCCTACCGTCTCAGTTACGTTCCAGCTGTCCCGCCGCGTCCTCGTCCGGGCAGCCAACTCGCAGCCCAGCAACTGGCCGATACCCCCACCGCAGAATGCGCGGCGCGACCACGAACAGGAGCGCAATCCACAGCACCATTTCTAGACCGTTCATTCGCCCGCGCTCCCCTCTGTGTAGTCGTCATGGTAGCAGGCCATCCCGGTCGCTGGGTGGTCGCGATGCAGCGGCGACCGCACCGTCAGCGGCGGCACCGGCAGCCTCTCCACCACGCGCCACGCCCGCAGGTGGGCCAGGGTGCGCTTCTCTCCCTGCCTGTTGCCAACCACGATCCCGACCACCAGCCCCAACCCAACGCCCAGCAGCCCCCACGCCATCCCCGAGTTCCAGAGCCCTTGCACCGCAGTCCCCAACTCGGCAACGTTCATCATGCGCCTCCCTCAGTAGTCTGCGGCTCCGCCAGCGCGTCCGCAAGAGTCCCGATGTCAACCGTCGCTATGCGCTTCGACATCCGGTCGTGCGGGCCATAGAAACCAGGGCCAATGCGATCATCATCAATGTCGTGCAGTGTCTCGACGCCGCAGACCACAACACCCTGATTGGTGACCGCATACATCGCACGAATACCAGTAATGTCACCGTGCTCCATCGCATCCGCCAGCTTTCGGAACCGGAGCGCGTCCCGGTGGTCAGCGTCCGCCGCCAGCGCGGCCTCCAACTCCGAGGCGCATTGGTTCAGAATGACAGCATCTCTGGACGTCCCACGTGCCGCCGCGAACGCCATGTTATTGAGGTCCTGTGCTTGTCGCCTCCACTCTCCCGGCAACTCAGCTACCGTCGCCATCCTACTCACCCTTCCCGTTCGTTGCGCTCGGCCCATCTCCCGCCGCCAACTCCGGCAGGCCCAGCCTCCGGCACTCCTCCGGCCACCGCCAGAACTCCGCCCCCACCCACTCCTGCCAGTCCGCAGCCAACTCCCCCGTCATCAGCGCGATCATCCGGGGCCAACACCAGTCCCGCGAAATGAGCACGAGTCCGGCTATCATGCGCCGGTGTAGATCATCGCCAGCGGCGCGGCGGAGCAACTCCGCCCAAAAGTCGTGCGAGTTCACGGGCGGCGCACTGGCGCCCGCGAGGTCTGCCCCGCGCAGGTCCGCCCCGCGCAGGTCCGCCCCGCGCAGGTCCGCCCCGCGCAGGTCCGCCCCGCGCAGGTCCGCCCTAACGAGTATGGCGCCCTCGAGTATGGCGCCCTCGAGTATGGCGCCCGCGAGGTTTGCCCGCGTAAGTATAGCGCCCACGAGGTTGGCAAACGCGAGGTTTGCGCCCTCGAGATTGGCTCCCTCGAGATTGGCTCCCTCGAGATTGGCTCCCTCGAGATTGGCTCCCGCGAGATGGGCTCCCGCGAGATGGGCTCCCGCGAGATGGGCTCCCGCGAGATGGGCTCCCGCGAGATTGGCTCCCGCGAGATTGGCTCCCGCGAGATTGGCTCCCGCTTTCACCGCCGCGACCAACTCATCGCACAGGTTGTCGCACTCCCCCTCCCACAACACCACTTCCGTGTCACACATCTTGATCTGCATTATGCGCCTCCCTCGTCTGTTTTCGTCTGCCCTTCGCCCGCCGCGCCCAGGTACTGCCGCAGGGCCTCCGTAGTCAGCGCACCCATGCTGACCTTCCGCTCCTCCTTCACCTTCCGCAGAAGCCACCACAGGCTACGATCTAGCTTGACCGTGAAAAGCTGACGACCGCCGACCGACTTGGGCTGTTGCTGCGTGATCGTCTTTGCCACCGTCTCACCTCCTTCTGAGCGTGTCCGCCGCGCCCCGGTGGTGCTACTGCCGATTTGCCATCGCCGCCAACAGTTGCTCGCTGACCATGCCGCCAGCGTACAGGTTCCAGCACACGGTCGTCAGCGCCGGGAACGCGCCTTTGGCCTCGGTCAGACCGCCAGCGTACAGGTCCCGGCCCACGGTCGTCAGCGCCGGGAACGCGCCTTTGGCCTCGGTCAGACCGCCAGCGTACAGGTTCCGGCCCACGGTCGTCAGCGCCGGGAACGCGCCTTTGGCCTCGGTCAGACCGCCAGCGTACAGGTTCCAGCCCACGGTCGTCAGCGCCGGGAACGCGCCTTTGGCCTCGGTCAGACCGCCAGCGTACAGGTCCCGGCCCACGGTCGTCAGCGCCGGGAACGCGCCTTTGGCCTCGGTCAGACCGCCAGCGTACAGGTTC